CAGCAGTGTTGGTAATAGCAAGAGCGCCATGATCAAAAAATGTACCTACAGATTTAATGGATAGTTTATTGAGTAATCCTTCTGTTCCTGAACTGTCGTGAGTAGCAGCAGTGAAATAAGTGTTAATGCCTGTTCCCGATATTTTTATATGTCTAGATGCAAGAAACGTGTCACCGTCAACATCTAATTTAGCTTGTGGACTATTCGTTCCGATACCTACTCTATTGTTCGGCTCATCTACATAAACTGTATCAGACACTATAGTATTTCCATCACCAACCCATATTCTACCCTCGGGTAGGTTAGGTACGTCGTTTGTTCTAAGTATTGAGGAAACAACAAGCGAACCATTACTCGCATGAGTCCTGGCTATCTTAGCTACGTTCTGTATTAAGTTGTCTGAACCTGTGGGCTTGGTCATTGTAAGACCACCACCTGACTTCACATACACTGTGTCGTTTGCAGTAGTCGTTGTTCCATCAATAGTATCAGTAGCAAGTCCTTCCAGTAATCCTCCTGATATACAGAAACCTTCACTATTATTAGTAAGGGCAACCTCTAGTATACCAACCGCAGGCATCTTAGCAGAGTCACTTGCATCAGCAGGTGCTATCTCTATCTTACCTGAGTTTCCTGTCTCTCCTGTTATATAAACAGGGGTTCCCTTTGCGATGGTAGCCCCTGATGTGTTTTTTACTGGTATATGTGTCTTCTCTGAGGACTCAGATGATAATGTATCCGGACTTATCCATGAGACACCATTAACCGTTGAGGACAGTACCTGTCCTGAAGCTCCTGATGAATCACTATTATCCTTGAGGCCCGCCTGGACCTCTATATCGCTCTTAAACTTCATATACTGTTTTATTTATTAAGAATATGTCACTGCACTATCTGAAACGCTGTTTTTAGCATCTATTACAACAACCCTTATGTCATTAGTAGGTGTTTGTGCAAATATAATAGAAATCGCGTTATTGCTAGTGTGGTCCACATCCGCAAAAACAACCTCACCTGTTGTCGCGTCATACATCTGAACAATTAAGTTCTTAGAGGTAAGTCCGTGAGTAAACGAAGCTGTAGTGTTGGTTCCCATTGCACTTACATCAATCAATGCAGCTGCTGTTGCTAATTGATTATCTGAATTAACCACAGTTTCAGTAGCTGATGTAATCCCTGTAATGTGACCGTAAGTATCAAGAGTAATATCCTGAATGTAAGTTCTTCCTGAATTATCTACAGAAGCTTGGGTTGATGTGTCAGCGTGATCAATAGTAACCTCAGTAGCTGAACCATTTAAAGTAAAAGTACCTCCACCTGTTAAAGCATCTCCAGCTGTAATAGTAATTGTATCATCACTTATATCAGAAGTTAATGCAACCGTTCCTGTAGCGTCTGGTAATGTAACTGTTTGGTCTGCTGTAAGCGTTCCTGCTAGTAATGTTAGTTCATTATTATCAGCAGCGTTACCTTCAAACACTACACCATTGCTTGTTGATACAGTCTCTACATTGTTTGTAGTTGTTGTACCTGTAACCTGTAAATCCCCAGGTATAATAACAGTAACATCCGAAGCATCACCTATTGTAACATTCTCTGATATTTGACCTAACCTTGTTATTAAGTTTGCAACGTTAACATCTTCATCTACATTGTCTGATGCAGGTATAGTTATCGTAGAAACATCAATAGCCGTAATGTGACCCTGTGCGTTTGTAGTTACACCTGTTACTGCCTCAAAAGTACCACCGTATGCAGGTGCATCTGTAGAGGTTGTGTCTGTTCTAGTTACATCAGCATGGTCAATCGTAATTGTTTCGATAGTTGCTTGGTTTGTAGTGAAGTCACCACCTGTTACCAATCCTACTCCAGCTTCTATCGTAATCGTAGTATCATTTACCAGCTCATCCAATGAACTCAAGTCTATAGTCAAGTCAGACAATGAACCTGTTCTTGTTAAGACAAGGTCTGTACCTGACAGGGAAGCACCGTCAACGTAGTCATTAGTGTTTGATGTTAACGAAATCCAAGCGGAACCGTTGTAATACTTTACAGTGTTTGATCCTGTATCGTAAATAATACCAGCTTCAGCATCTACTGCTGCTCCTGCTGTTGTTTTGTGTAGTAGTGCATTCCTAAGCTCTGCACTGCTCTTTAAGTCTAAATGTTGTAAAAACGGTATCGCCATGTTTTTAGTTTAAGTATGCCTTACCACTCTGTGCAGAAAGCAATGTTATTGTTAATTCGTTGTTGTTTATATATTGAACATCTGCCAATCCCTGCTGTCCTGTAGACAACACAACCGAAACAGATGGATGTTTTCCTAAATTATGTGTTACACTCCACACGGCAGAAGCATTGTTCTGATTATGGGTGTAGTGCTTGTCTACGTCGTTGTTTAATTGAAGCAAAGATACGAAATAATACTCGTCCTCCACTATGCTGCCATTTCCTGATATGTATGTAAGGCTGCAGGTTTTAAAAACCTTATCTCCAAAAATATCTTCAAAACCATCTAAGGTAAAGTACCCAAAAATAGAAGGGTTCTTTGCGCTCTGTATAATAACAGTAGACCCAATCATAGATCTAATATAGGTAACAAAGTCGCTACCACCAACTGTTCTATTATGGAATATAAGACTACTCAATGTAGAAATCGGAACAGTCGCTCCTACTTCAGTTGGAAATGAAAAACTTCCAGACTTTCTATCATCACCTACATCAACAGTGTCATACAAGAATTTTAATGAGTTTGTCTGGTCTATACCTTCACCTCTATTGTAAAAATCAGATAGACCTGATGCAGTAAAGTTTTTTGTTCTTCCACCTGTAGCACTGTCTGAACCTATCCACTTGTCCTGACCAGTTATCTCACTATCTATTATGTATTTTTTTATTTTTGTCATTATTTTATATATTTCCCAATAACTTTTCTAGCAAAACTTCTAAACCCTAAAACATCTATAATTATTGCAGCCAATACATACTTGTACCAGTCAGGCAAACAATCTAGGTTCTCATAAGCAATACCTATATCCTGCGCAAGGTTAGTAAAGTCAGAATCATTGTATGCTATTATAAATGGCGATGTTGTTGCTATAAACACAGGAACTAAGAAAAGGTAAGTAACAACCTCATCCTTCAATGTATGTTTCTTGTCCTGTGCAGTTATAAGGTCTATCTGGTTGTCTGAGTCTGTATTAGAGAGCGTTCTATCAACCGCAGCCTTTGTTTGAGCCTCTAATATAGAATGCTCCTGTTCTTGCTTTAAACGTTTTAATTTTGCTTTATTTTCAAAGTAACCCTTACTAATCCCTAGTACAGATCCAAGTATTCCTAGTATGTTCATATTATTTTTTATTTGTAAAGTTCCATCTAGCGTTAGAACCCCTTACATCTACGTGTGTAAATGTTGAGTAACGACCCACACCACCTTTTGTTATTAGCTCAGACTTCATAAGAGCTTCAACATGGTCTGCAACCTCCTTAGGTTCCATTCCATCTACCTGAAGGTCAGCAGCTTTACCCAAAATATGTTGTGATGTTTTTACACCACCTACCTTCTGATTATGCTCTTTACACCTGTAAGAATTAGTGATTTTTATAGGTTTACCTATAGTATCCCTCAATACCTGTAAGTCCTTAGCTAATGTCTCTATATTTTTTTTAACAAAATCAGGTATTTTACAACCGCAGTTGCACTCAAATTCATTTAAGCTAAAATTGTTTGTTAATTTCATTTATTAGATTTTTTTATAACTCTTTGTATTTGCTCTGGAGATATACTTAATTTAAAAGTTATATCAGCAGCCCACTTACCAATAGGTTTACCGTTTTTGTACATAGTTACAAAGGGGACAGCTCTAACCTTATCTCTAACGCTTTTTGGCTGATCTTCTAAAAACACTTTTATGTGCTTCACGTTTTGTAGTTTAGGTACTTTTGCTGAGTTTCCTGAATTCCACTTAGAATTTATCTCCAGCAATACGTATTTTTGAGAATAAATATTAAAAGAAATTGTAAATAAAATTAAAAGTAGAATTTTTTTCATAATATTATTTTTTTTCGATAATTTGATACAACTTCTCATCAATCTTATCTAATTTTATACTATTATCTTCAACACGTTTTTGTGTATCTATTATAGTGTTTCTTATAAGTTGATCTTTTAAATCGTACTCAGTCCTGGTTACTTGTGGCTTTGGTAATTCTTTTGCTAACTCAATATCCTTCTGCAAAGCGAAATACATACCTACAAAAGAAACAGCAAATGAAATAATTATTATCAAAGTTTTGACATCAAGTGTTAACTCTGTATTTTCTGAAATCTTGTTCATTTTTTTTTATTTTTAACTATTTTTTATAAGGAAACAACTCATTCAACTGTTTTCTTCTAGCCTTACAGCCGCAATCTTTACCTGCAACCTTTTCAACAACAGCTTTTATGCCTGTCGCCTTCGTTACCTTGTGAATTGTGTCTCCTAATCCCTTACTTTTTGCCATAATTTACTTTTTTACGCACCTATTTACCATCTTAGTCCTACCAGAACTAGTTTTTTTGTTACTTGGTGACTTTTTTTTACCTTTTGCCTCGTATCCCTTCCAACATTTTCTTTTCATAGCTATTTTCTTGATTTAGCGCCTGAACATTTCCAACGTTTTCTAGATAAGTTGTTAGGAGTGTTAGGATCGTTCCTTTTTTTAGCAGAAAGCCTCTTCTTTATACCCAAACTCCTCGCACAGTAGCTGTCGCCCTTAGAGGTACCTGGTTTTACCCTTGGTCCTCCACCTTTTGCCTTACCTGCCTGTCCATAACTAACCTTCTTACCCGATGCAGTTACCTTAACTTTCGCTTTCCCTTTCCTTGGTGTTGCCATGTTCTAGTATTTTTTCACAGATGCAGGTTTCGCAGCTGCAACTTTCTTTTTCTTTACCTTGCATTTAGTTTTTGTGCCTGATTTCTTCATATTATTTCTTTTTTTTGGTTCCTCTTGCTCTTTTGTCTCCAGAAGTGTTCTTTTTACTTCCTCTATTCTCTGATTGAGCTTCAAGGCGTGGTTTTTTACCAGAACGATGAGAAACATCTTTCTTATCTCCATTTCCATAAGTACCGAAGAGCCTATTCAGACGATTCAGTTCACTCCTGCGCTTACTTTCACCCTTCTTCTTGTTGTACTTAGATTGATATTCGTTCTTCTTCGCTCTGGCTTCAGGATTGTCCCTGTAATATTTTGCTGATCTACTTAGACCCATTTTTTCTTGTTTTATGCAAAGATATGTATTATATTTGTATCTATGAAAAAGAGAAAGATGCGTAGAAAGTACGAGCGCAAGAATCCTAAGAAAAGTTATACGGGCGGTTTGAGGAAGAATTACAACAAAAAAGCACCAAGCTCAGATTACCTTAAATTTTTTAGGGTTGTCAGGTACTGGGCTAAAAGGACCCACGGAGTGGGTCTCGCTGACCTCGAGATTTTACTTTTTTTATACAGCAAAGGGCTCTTTAAAAGAGCAGATTTTGATGAATTTAGCGAAATTTTCCCTTGGGATCAAGCTAGATTCGAGAAATTACGCAAGGATGGGTGGATTTCTGTTTGGAGGAAGTATGACGGATACAACGCAGCACTTTACGAACTATCATACAAAGGTAAAAGACTTTGCTTGTCAGTTTACAAGAAACTATCCGGTGAAGAAAAAATATCAGAGTCACCAGGGGTGAACCCTATATTCAAAAAAAACCCGCCATACACCGATAAGGTATACAAGCGGGCTATCAAAAAAATGAATAGTTCTACAAAACCACCACAACATCCCTCTCAAGAATAATAGAGTACTGATTCTCATCAATAATCATCTTATGTCCTGCTGACTTGTCGTAGTAGATAATATCTCCTTCCTTAATGAACTCAACATTAGTTCCTGGGTTGATAATTTTACCCTTCTTGTATCTGAAGTCCTTCGTGTCCTCACCCGTAAGTAATAGGCCAGAAGCTGTCTTCATCTCCTCTACAATCTCTTTTATTATAATGTACTTGTTTATTGCTTTCATTATCTCTTGTATGTTACAATTGCGTTAGTAGTTAGTATCGTTGTTGCAACTGAGACCGCATTCTTAAGCGCATTCTTGGTTACTTTGGCAGGATCAATAACACCCATCTTGTACATGTTACCATACTCACCTGTCTTCACATTATACCCCTCGCCGAACTCGTTAATCTTCGCTGGGTATATTTTACCTGCGTTGTCAACAATCTGCTTGAATGGAGACATTAAGGCAAACCTCATAATCTTCTCGTCAAACGATTCACCATCAAGTGCATAAGACTCGAATAAAAGTGCAGCTCCACCACCAGGCAAGATACCATCCTCGATTGCAGACCTAACAGCACAAACAGCATCCTCAACACGGTCGTGTTTCTCTTTCTGCTCAATGTCAGAGTCTCCACCAACAAAGACCACTCCTATACCACCAGATAAACTAGCAATTCTCTCCTTCAAGAAATCCTTCTCGCTTTTTTGGGTAGACCTGTTGTCCGCCTCCTTAAGCTCCTCAATCCTGTCAGATACAACATCTGTCCTTCCCTCGTCCCTTACAATAACAGTCTTGTCAGTAGACACAACTATTTTCTGTGCATGACCAAGGTCCGCCATAGTAATCAAACTAAGGTCGTCACCCGTCGCGTCACTGAAGTACTTCGCGCCAACAGACATCGCAATGTCAGACATAAGCTCCTTGGTTTTATAACCAAACTGTGGAGGTACAATGTTACAAATCTTTAACCCATTCTTCACAACGTTCATACCAAGGGTGTTGATTACGTTGTCAGAACACTTCCCAATGATTAACAGCTTCTTGCCCTGTTGGATAATCGGCTTCAGTATGTTCTCAATACTAAGTATGTTGCTAATATCTAAGTCCGTTGCCAATATATAAGCGTCGTCAAGGACGCACTCGTCGTTTTTTTGGTTGTTAATGAACAGCCTACTAGTGAAACCTCTGTCGATTTTTATTCCGTTCGTTACCTCGAAGTAAGTTCTGTCCGTTTGGCTGTTCTCGACAGTTACGACACCGTCTTTACCAACCTGTTTGTATACGTCAGCAATTAATAACCCTGTATCTCTATCGTTGTTGGCAGATATAGTTGCAACATCCTTCAATGTTCTACCTGTCACTTTCTTTGCTCTCTTAGACAATTTGTAAATTACCTGGTCAGCGATTTTATTCATATTACGAGTAAGCTCCGTCACATTAATTGATGGGTTCTCCTTAATTACACGCATACCCTCCAACACAATTGCCTCTGTTAGAACAATAGCCGTTGTTGTACCGTCACCAGCAGATGTTGCTGTTCGGTCAGCGGCTTCCTTCACCATTCTAACAGCGAGGTTCTCAACAGGATCTTGTAAGTTGATAGACTTAGCTACCGTTACACCATCCTTGGTTACCGTTAATCCTTTTGTGTGTGTTTGTGATTCTAGAATTACTGTTTTACCTAGAGGACCTAGTGTACTTTTTACAGCTTTAGATATCTTAGTGATACCACTAATAAGTTTGTCTCGACCTTCTTGGTCAAAAAATAAGTCATTCATTTGATTAAATTTTTTTGATGCCACAAATATAAGAATAATATATTAAAGAAATGACCTGTGTCGACTTTTGAAAAATAAGGGGCAAACCCTATCTATATATAATACATTATAATATATATTATTTTTTTTTCTGTAAATACAGAACAAAAGTCGACACCTCGACACATTCCCAATGATAGCAAGGGCTGAGGGCGTGTCGATACCGTGTCGACTTTTGATTTCCGTGTCGACTTTTAAGTATACTTGAAAGTAAGCTCTATAAATAACAGGTGAAACGTCAATTGTTTGTAGTTATATTCTTCATCCTTTGGAAAAAATGAAAAGCCGACACAAGGTCCGACATCGATTCTGTTTACTAGTTCTATAATCATACAGCAAAAGTAAACATATTTTTTTTATTCAGATATATACAGCAAATGGGTTATATATACATATGACGCGATCGATCGGCCCAAGAAACCGTTTTTTTTTCGGCACAGGGGGTCTTTTTTTTTCATCATCACTCAGAATTTTTGCCTTTTTTATAGGCTCGCGCGCGCGTGTACATCTATTACCACATCAATCTCATTTTACACATCTACACAATACACGTACAAAGGTACATACTCACACACAATCCCAGGCAACCACACATTAACATATGTAAACACAAAAACAGAGCTCAAATTAACTTGTGATAAGATAAAATTGTGTACATACATACAAGGGAAGGATAGCCCTTTATATATTTATTGAAGGATCAAATTTTTCATGCAAAAAAGTTTATCTCTTAAAACTCTGGTTTCCAGCGATTTGATTGAAATATGGATACGAAATGTGTATTTTTTTAAAAAAAGTTTACATTTTATTTTGTCAAGTCGTTCAAATAGATTTACTTTGCCTCGTCGGAGGGAATTAACCCACGCACTAAAACAATATAATATGAAAATTTCAGAAGAATCAAAGTTTTTTATAATGTTTGTTGTGATAACTGCTTTATTTTGGACACTAATAATTTGGGGATTGAATACATCTACTCCATACAATCCAATATAAAAAAAATAATCATGAAACAATCAATCACAAAACGAGCGTACATCAAACTTATTGAAACGTATGTAATGAACTGTTATGACATCAGCGATATGTTAAATCCTACTTACAAAAATATCGATGCACAGAAATGTCTTGATATAGCTAACCAAATCAACGAAGAGGTTAACGGAGTTGAATATTGGGAGTATTCAGAAAAACTAACTCTTGAAAATTTATAGTCATGAAAAAATCAACCAAGGAAACAATCACAAACATTTTATTTTTAACCGCGTTATTCACAGCATTTTATCATGTGCTGTGGTTCGCCTCAAAATTTTAAACCATGAAAAAAATCATCATTATCATTATCATTTCAATAGGAATACAATCATGCGGTAGCACAGGATACTGCACAACAAAATCAACTAACCGTGGCGGAGGCTACTACGTAAATAGATAAAATTATGTTTAAAAAAGAAACAATTGAGGACAATAGCTTGTTAGTATTAGCGCTTGAAACATTGCTAGAGCAATTAAAAGATGGAGATGGCGAGCAAGTAAAGATTGATAGAGTAGAGTCTTTAATCTCAAAAATAAATAGTTAACTGACGAAACGCCTAACGGCGTCTTAACTTAAAAATGTAAAATTATGGCTTATAACGGATGGAGTAACTACGCAACATGGAAGGTAGCATTAGAAGTATTTGATGGAACAGAGTTTGAAGAAACGGTTGAACCATCATTCTTAGAAGAGTTAGCAGAGGAAATAATCTTCGGAGATACAGACAGAAACACATTTGTTTCAAACTACGCACAATCCTTCTTAGAAGGTGTTGACTACTTAGAAATTGCAGAGGTTATAAACAGAGAAATATTATCAAACTAAAATTATGAAAGCATTTATACAAAAAGAAATTTCGTTGATAAATTCAAACGAGAATCACTACGGTAGTGACGAGTCAATAGACAACCAAAACACAGTGTTTGACTATTTCATAGACAACAATATTGTTGACCAAGATTGGTTCGATGACAGGCTAAGATTTAGCGATGTAGAAAGATTAACAGCATTAATGAACTTAATATGATGGAGAAAACAATATCATACAAGAATCAGTACGGAAACTACAAGGTAGTGACACGTACATTTAAGGACGAAAAACATTTCGACAATTGGTACTACTTTATGAGTGGTAGAGGGTACAAAATTATATCAGTAAACTAAAAAAACAAAAATTATGGCAAGATTTATATTAGATGTTATGACGGATGATTGGATTAGGGTTCTCGATGTTATTGAGAGAGACAAATTTCTTTCAAGCGAGGTCACATCAATAAGATGTATTGACGAAACAAACGACAGTCAGTTTTATTCATGGGATAAAGACACGACACCAATGATGAACGCATTAAGTGAAAAGCAATTAGAAAACGACAGAGAAATTCTGTCAAAATATTAGAACATTATGGACAAAAAAATATTAGTAAACGACAATAATTTTACAGAGTGCGTAAATGAAATTGCTACACAAATTACAGAAACGTATTTCGGATTAGAAACTTGGGAAATTGAAGATGGACATAGGTCATTTACATTTACAGATGAAGCACAGTCTTTTTACAATGACAGTTTTAGTGAAATTGAATCATTAATTAACAACACGTTAAACGTGTGGAACAAAAAATCAGAATTATGAAAGTAAAAAATGAAAGCCTAACAAATAATTTAAAATTTTGGAGGGAAAGCCTAAAGAAAGCAATGATTAAAGGCGATTTAAATTATGCAATGCATTGCGACACCATTATTAATAAATTAAAACAAGAATTATGAGACAAGAAGTAAAAGACTACATTGAGGAAGGTAACGCAGTTGAGGTTGCTAGAGGTATATATGCTACGCAAGATAGTATGTACAGAAATAGATTGACTGAAAAGGATTTGGAGCAGTACATGATAGACGAGTATGGGCTTAGTGAGATTCAAAATAATAAAATATCTGACGATAAGTTAATGAAGTTAATCCCAAAAATGCCTAAAGGCTATGTTGGTAAAAATACAGGAATTAAAAAGTATACAATCTCAACACCTGATGGTAAAGATATAATTCTAACACAGAGTAAAGATAAGAAAAATTGGTCTTATGAACCATCTAATGTTGCATTAAAATTTTGGAGGGAAAGCCTAAAGAAAGCAATGAGTAAAAATTATTCATGGAATGAAGAAACCATAAGCTACTTTCAATTCACAAGTTCTTACATATCGGATGAAGACCTTTATGAAAAAATAAAAGAGTTCGTAGAAAATGACTGTGCAATAGAAGAGGGCGAGACTGAAGAAGATTTAGTAAATGACCTTTACAAAAAAATAAAATTATGAGAAAAGAGTACAATAATAGATATGGTGATGTATATACCTTCACCGAATTAGAAAATGGTAATATTCAATGGAGTGGTAATTTTGAATACACTCGATTTGGTTGGCCAAACGATTACACCAAAGCTTGGGAGAAGTTTCAAGAAGAATATGGTGGGTTAGATTACGAAGAATTTTTAGGTAGTATTCATACCTATGATGAAGAAACAAACCAATATGTATTTGCAGACCTTCTACCATTGGTTACTTCAAAAACTAATGTAATCAATATGGTAGACCCAAGTGGTGGCCCATATATTACGGAAGGAACTGATATGAAAAATTTTGGATTAAAAGGAATAGTGAAAGAGTTTAAATCGAATAAAGATGGATATGAGATATTGGTTCAAAAAAAGTGAGGTAGAACTTAGAAGTAATTGTAAAATCTGAAACTGAATAAATTATGAAAGTACAAATTAGTCAAAGATATGTTTACCACAAAGTAGGTACAATAGAAATAGAAATAAATAAGGATGATTATGAAAAGTATGATAGCTTAGATGAATATTTAACAGAAAATGAGTATTTATGGGAGGAAAAAATAGACGAAGCAACATCAAATTCAGACCTTGAATTCGGTTTTGGTTTAGGATATTACGCTAATGAATACTACTTTAATGAGGAAGAAAGGGAAACTGAAACGCGTTACGATTGCAAAGAGTTACAAACAGGTGGGCATCTTTAAAAAATAAAAAATATGAAATCAGAACATAGTAATTTTTGGGGTATAGATGAAGCATCTATTGATAATTTATTAAAAGATGGAGAATTAGATTTAGGCAAGTGGTATTTTTATTACAACGATACCATGAAAGAATGGGAGGCTACAATGAGCGGTACATATACTCATGTATTTAAAAATATAGATGACTTATTGCAAAGAAAGAATGAAGTTGATTTTTACGAACACAATCAAGAACTTAGCGACAATAGAGGAGAAGAAGTGATAACGAATTCTAAAGGTCAAAAAAGAATATATTAACTAAAAAAAAAGATATGAGAATATTAGTAGCGTGTGAGGAAAGTCAATCCATCACAAAAGAATTAAGAGAGTTGGGTCACGAAGCATTTAGTTGTGACCTATTACCTTGTAGCGGTGGACACCCCGAGTGGCACTACCAACAAGATGTTTTTGAAGTAATAGACAAAGGTTGGGACATGATGATAGCACACCCTCCATGCACATACTTAGCTGTAAGCGGTGCGAGGTGGATGTACCATCCCGATGACAAGGATTTACCTACAGACGAAAGGAGGCCACATCCAAAGCATTTAGATAGAAAAAAATTACAGGATGATGCTTTGGATTTTGTTCAAAGACTCATGGATGCACCTATAGATAGGATAGCGATAGAGAATCCTGTATCTGTGATTAGCAGTAGGATCAAAAAACCAAACCAAATTGTTCATCCGTATATGTTCGGAGATAAGGCAAGTAAGGGTACTTGTTTATGGCTAAAGAACTTGCCAAAATTAGTGCCTACTGATTTAGTAGACAAGGGAGAGTTCTTTGAATTCACGAGCAAGAAAGGTGTGAAGAAGAGACAACCAATGTGGTATTACAAGGCTTTAAGTAAAGCAAAAACACCATCAGAAAGAAGAACATTAAGAAGTAAAACGTTCCAAGGTATGGCAAAAGCAATGGCTAATCAATGGACAAAAAATCAATAGAAATTATGGGAGCAACAAGTATTCATTACACGGCAAGTAAAAAACATTACAAGTCATCAAAAGAGGCTTATCAAGGCCTAAGACAAGAAGAACTATACGAGCATGGACATGACCCATACAGCGGTACGATCGCAACGTGTACATTAGAGGGTAAAATATCAGAACCTAAGAATGAAGACGAGTATGAGGAAGCATTGGACAGAATACACAAAAGGGAGTGTAAGTATTACGAGACAGACAAGGAGTATGTGTTCATTGGATGGGCAAGTTGTTAGATAAATATGGAAATAAAACACGTAGCATTGACTTGGACAACCGATGATGTCCGCAATGCATTAAAGCACAGAACAAGTAAGGAGATTTTAGAGTTTGAAAAAGAAACAGGATCTTCAGATAATGACTTAGCCAATTGGTTAGATTGTATGTTTGATGATAATCAAAATGAAATTTGTAGTTTTATTAATGAACTTATTGATGATGCAATTACAATCACTACTTACAAATGCAGACAAGTATAAGAAAAACAAAAGAAAAATGACAAAAAAAACAAAAACAACTAACAAACCAGCTTCAAATGAAGCCCAATCTCTAGGGGAAGCTCCAGCACCGGACAACAGTTCAAAAATTAACCACCAACAAATGCTAAGTGATGCCTATTGGCAAATCATTGAAAGTCTCGAATGGGGGAAGGATGGAGATTACAAACGAACTCAAAATGAGTTTAGACGAATGAAAATATCTGGATTAGAAAAATCCATTATTGCAGACTTCGTTAGAGAAAAAGTAAGAGAATTAAATGTAGATTTTAAACAACATTGGTTAGCAAATGACTTCGGATGGGTATCCGATGACAGTTGGTGGGATTTACGAGCAGAGGTTGTTGGTCGAGGAAAAGAATTTTACGAGAACATCTCAGTTTATAAATTAGGTGAAATGGCAGCAAACCTAGACTACAGAGAAAACTTTCAGTATACATTCTCAGATTTTCAACCACTAAATCATTCTAATGGTTCGCGTGGTAAACTTACCGATGGTGTCTATTCCAAGCTGTACAATGGTAAAGTATCTAAGGTTGTAGCAGTAAACTACAATAACAAAACCTTTAACACCAAAAAGAGTTAGTAAATTGCACTAAATTAAAATATAAATTATGAAAACAATATTATCAATAGTGCTGTGGATAGCTGTAGCGAGAGTATTCATGTGGTTAGGAACTAAAATATTTAAAGACAATGACTAAGACAGAGCAAGCAAAGGTGTTACTACACCAAAACGGATATTACATCGACAACCTGTGGAGTGTTGATGACATACAACAGAACTTTTACTGCACAGAACACGAGGCGTTCGAGGTATTGGAGGATGTTTTCAACAGCGACTACATCAACGAAGCGATTGCTGGAGAGTTAGTGAGAGTGGCAGAGGAACGTGATTTAAGACTTAGGGACTGATGACAGACAAGGAGAAGGAATGAACCGAAAGATGAACCGTAAAAATAGTTGTTTGTAAGGGTTTTCTATAAAAATGAACCGTAAAATGAACCGTAAAAAGAATATGAATATTTTAGAATTATTTAGTGGAAGCAGAAGCATAGGAAAGGTAGGGTCTGATAGGAGTCATAATGTATTTTCATCAGACTTTCATGACTTTAAAGACACGGATTACGTTGTAGATATATTGGAGTTTGATATAAGTAAAGTTCCTTTTATACCCGACATGATATGGGCAAGCCCACCTTGTGAGTCATTTAGTGTGGCCTCTATTGGTAGGCATTGGATAAAGGGAGAGGTGTTCAGTCCTAAGACAGAAAACGCAAAGCAAGGTGTTAAGATCCTAATGAAGACAATGGAGATTATACAGAAATTCAAGGAAATTAATCCCAACCTTATATGGTACGTAGAAAACCCGAGAGGTAAGATGAGGAAGTCTCCTCACTGGGCCAATGTAGAGCATAAATTAAACACCGTAACGTATTGTCAGTATGGAGACGATAGAATGAAGCCAACAGATATTTGGAACAACAACAGCAATTGGTCTTCAAGGGATATGTGTAAGAACGGAATGCCATGCCATATATCAGCGCCCAGGGGTTCATCAACAGGGACACAAGGTAGGTCATCTTACTATGACAGAAGTAAAATACCTCAACAATTATGTGAGGAAATCATTAAATCAACAGAGAAAAATTTTGGTCAGACCAATTATAATCAGTAAATTTGTTAACGATATGGAAAACTACATTAAAGATTTTACGCAATGGTTGAGAAGTGTGAACGATGACTTTTTAGGTTGTTCACTCTCAACAAAGAATGACATGACTGCCTTCATGAAGGAGGTAAATGAGATGGATGTTGATCCATTGGTGCTAGACAGGTTCTTGCATGATGGGTTTGACACTAATATGAAGACATTTAAAATGTACTTAAAGATATACTATGCACAACAAAAGTAGGAACTACACGAAACAGACACCTTGGAAAAACAAGATAGGTGTATTTAAGGCTCATGGTGGATGGATTGTAAGGGTTTGGGAAGACGGATACATGAAGACAATAAGTAGGCACAGTACAGAGAAGGAGGCATTAATTAAATTTAACGAAAAGAATGGATAGGTGTAAGTATTTTTTAGACAACAAACTTAATTGTATAACAGGTTGGAAAAGTGAAAGGACTAACCCTAGACGAAAAAAGAACCAAGATAAAATATTATTAACAGAAGAAGACAATGAGTAGTAAGGAACACTTTAACGAGTGGATGAAACAAATTAAAAATATATACTACTCTGATCACCATCAGATGACAGAGGCGTATAAAAAAATCCAAGAAAATGATAAATCAGTTAGTAGAATTAAAAGTATTATTAGACAGAGAACCGAGAACCAACAGGAGAGATTGGAATAAGGTTGTAGGAAAAGAACTATCAGACCTTTTAGTTAAGGAAGGTTATGTAAAAAAGATTGGCATCACTAAGGGTGTAAAATGGTTCTGGAATGCTGAGAACCCATCCTATGAAATGGTTAACACCTTAACTCAATCACTAACTCCTCAAGAAGAACCAAATTTTTTAGAAATATTCAATGACACAGATGAAACAACTTTCGTTGATGTTCTAAGATCTAGAAAAATAAGTTTAAGTATTGGCAACGGTGTTAAGATTTTTTTCGGTGACGACTCTATGATTGTAAGAAGGGGAGAGAAGGAGATGATTGTCAAAACTCCAGGAGAATTTAGTAATTTACTTAATTTTTTGACATAAGTCGACACCAAAAGAAAAAGTCGACACGGTATCGACACGTATCTAGCCCTTACTACTACTAGAATTGTGTCGAGGTGTCGACTTTATACCTTAATTTTAAGAAAAAATAAAATATATTATATGACAAAATATAAAGGAGTATATAAAGGAAGAAACAGGAACGGTAAACGTTATTGGATAGGAAGGTTTACAAAAGATAAAGTAACACACAATTATGGTATGTACGAGACCGAAAGAGAGTGCGCTGTGGCTCATGACATCTATGTGTTGAAGAAAGGAATTGACAGGCGAACTAATATTTTAAAGAAAAAACTTGTTTAGTAATAATAAATAACATAGATTTGTACCATGGGAAAAATGAAAGAAACACTAGAGAATAACTTAAACTATATTGATTATATAGATTTTATGATTAACTTTCAAGAACAATTGATGTATGCTAGAGATTTGGGAACAAGCGAATAATATGTTTAAGTCTGTAAAGATTGACAACGCAGTCATCTACAAAGGTGTTAAGGTTGTTAAAGATGATGATGGTATTAGAGTATACTCAACAGAAACAGATTTCTACACAGACATGACTTATTCTTTTGTTATTGGAACATTTGAAGAAAGTTTGATTGCTTACCTAAAGAGGAAGTACATGAACAAGCTTTCGGTTATAGAAGATAGTATACAGAAGGAGATAAATGGTAAAAGGAATCACAAAAGATACAACTACCTAAAGAAATTAAGAGAAACCTACTTAAATAAATACAATGAAATCAATACTAAAGAAATTACAGGAAGATAAGCACTACTACGGTGCCTACGGCAAGAAATATTTATCAAACTCGAACATTGGTGTGTTACTAACCAATCCAAGAGACTTTGGTAAGCCAGGTAGAGAAACTTTACCAATGGTACAGGGTAGGTATTTCCATGTGTCTATGATTGAAGAGCATAAGAAGGATGATTTCGAGATAGTTGACGCATCAACAAGGAACACAAAGTTTTACAAAGAACAAGCACAAGGAAAATTGTTATTGCTAAGGAAAGAAGCAGATCAATTGGACAGAGCGATTAACGAGATGAAGAACAATGAAGAGTTTGCATCTGAGATATACGCTGAAGGGACTCAGTACGAGGTTCCTATGATTGGAGAGTTCTTCGGTGTTGAGTTCAAAGGTAAGGCTGACATTATAACTAAGGATAAGATTATAGACATCAAAACATCATCATCTATTGCTAAGTTTAGAACGAGTGCAAGGATGTACAACTACGATAGTCAAGCATACATATACAGTTCAATGTTTAACCTACCATTTGAATTCTTTGTGATTGACAAGGAAAGTTTACAGATGAAGAGATTCACGTGTAGTGATGAGTTCCTGGAAAGAGGTAGAGATAAAGTATTGAAAGCAGTACAAGTATACAAGAGATTTTTCACTGAAGCTTCTACGGAAGATGTGATGAATTATGTAGCAAACGAAATATTATAATAGCCCAAGCGCTTCGGGCAAGAGAAGCGTAACTTAAATATTTTTTTATTATGGCAAGAATTAGCCACCAACAAGAGTCGAACAAAAGTTCAAACCCAACCACTAAGTACTTAGAGTGGAAGTCAAATGACAAGTCATTCAGTTACTATGACAAGTCTAAAGGAGAAAACGTTAAGGTAGAGTTACCTTTCAAGTTTGTTTTCTTACAACACTACCATACCGTGAAAGGATGGAGCGATGCTTCAGGTAGTGGTATTTATTCTAATGAGGTTTACTTCATTGGTAGTGAGCCAATGTCTGTTAAGTCATTCAAGGGAGGAGTTATTGCTGAGGGTCTTTACAAGGACATCAAGCCTACGATCACAAATGCCGGAGGTAAGTACCACCGTTCTGTTTATGTTATGTTAGAGGATGGTTCATTGGCAAACATCTCTTTCAAGGGAGCAGTAGTTCGTGAGTGGTCAATCTTTATGGAGAACAACGCTAATAACTGTGATGTAAATTGGGTAGAGGTTAATACTGCTGTTGAGCAGAAGAAAGGAAGTGTTAAGTACACTACACCTGACTTTACTTTAGGAGCAAGTATCTCTAAGGCTGATGCAGTTAAGGCTGATAAGGTTGCCGGAGAGTTTCAAGAATACATTTCTTCTTACTTAAAGAAGGATGAGGTTATTGAATCAGAGCCTGTTGAAATAGACTTCTAGATTACACAAATCAAAGCCCCCTTAATTGGGGGTTTTTAACCTTAAAAACAACAACATGCAAAAATTAAATGAAATACTAGATTCAATCTCAGCGCGAACAGGATTGGATATTAGAAAAAATACTAGGCAGATTGAGTATGTTATGGCTAGGAACATATACTACAAGATAGCTAAAGACGATTTAAGATTGGGTACTTTAAGCGCTGTTGGTAAACCATTAAAAAAAGACCACACTACAGTATTGCATGGATTAAAGAACTTCCATCAAATTGAGAGCTACTACCCAAGAATGTACAATGATTACCTTTTTGTGAAGGATCTTTTTGATGAAAATGAGGACAAGGAATCTTCTTACGAGAAGTTAATAGCGGTTGATAATTCTTTAACAAAATTAAAGAAGGAACACAAAGAATTACAGGATAAATATTACAAGTTATTATTGGATAACGATTCAAGCTACATTGTAAATAAGATGAATGAATTGAGTGTAGAGAATCAAGAAATTTTTATCATGAGAGTTAAGGCAATCTTAAACATGATGAAGTAATGGTAACTATATTCAAAAACATAAAGGAAACATCCACACCTTTCTACAGGAGTGTTGATGTTGTACTAGACAGAATAAAGGAAGGTGTTAATAAGGACTTGATACTAAAGATTCGTAGTGAGACTGATAAGTCTAAAAGGAACATACTCAAGAAAGATTTACCGGCTATATGTTTCTCAGGGAAATTCCCTAAGAGATCTGACAATGCGTTGGAGGAGTATAGTTCTTTAATTTGTTTAGATTTCGATGGTTATTCTTCTAAGGAAGAAATGCTTGAGTGGAAGGATGCTATGGTGTCTGATGAGTACGTAATGTCTGTGTTCATTAGTCCAAGTGGTAATGGCCTTAAAGTTATTATAAAGGTTCCAAATGACTACATTAATCACAAGAGGTACTTTGATGCTCTAAAGGACTACTTCAATGTAGAGTTCTTTGATGTGACATCTAAAAACATAAGTAGGGTTTGTTATGAGTCTTATGACCCTGATATCTATATTAACAATGACTCAAAGGTTTGGGATACTTTATCCAACTTAGAGTACAAGCCTGTTGATAAGAGCGATACTAAGCTACTTATACCAATAACGGATGACAATAAAGTTATCGAGATACTTGTTAAGTGGTGGAAGAAGAAGTTCCCAATGGTTGAGGGGTACAGGAACAACAACGCATTCATACTTGCATCCGCTCTTAATGAGTACGGTATTAACAGGTCTTTAGCTGAGTATGTGTTGGGCCAGTACTCTGGAGAAGGATTTTCTATGGACGAGATAAAGACAACTGTTTCTTCTGCTTATAAAAATATTGTTGCTCATGGAACAAAGTATTACGAGGATGAGGTAAAGACATCTAAGATTCGTGTTAAGATAAACAAGGGAGAGTCTATTGAGGAAGATGTTAAAGGTATTGACCAAGAGGTAGTAGAAAGTGTTGTTAAGTCTATAGAGAATAATGGTAATGTCACAAAGTTTTGGCATGTATCTGAGAAGGGAAGTATAACCTTGATACACTATTTGTTTAAGGAGTTTTTAGAGTCCAAGGGTTTCTATAAATTCTCACAGCATGGTAGTTCTAAGTATGCCTTTGTTAAGGTAACCAATAACCTTATAAAGACAGCAAGTGAAGAGGAGATTAAGGACTATGTACTGAAATATCTTCAGGGTCTTTCAGACTTCTCTGTGTATAATTTTTTCGCGGACAAGACAAGGTTCTTCAAGGAAGATTTTCTTTCTATGCTTGACACAGTTAACGTTCACTTCGTTCAGGACACCAAGCATTTTAGTTATATATACTTTAGGAACTGCGCCGTTAAGGTTTCTGCTGAGACCATTGAGAAAGTTGACTACATAGACTTAGATGGTTATGTGTGGAATGATCAGATAATTGACAGAGACTTTGAGTATTGTGATGTTACTAGTTGTGACTTCAAGAAATTTATATCAAACATAGCGGGTGACAATCAAGGAAGGATTGACTCAATACACTCAACAATAGGGTTCTTACTAAATAGTTACAAGGATCCTGGCTTCTGTCCATCGGTGATACTTAATGATGAGATTATTACTGATAACCCTGAGGGAGGTACAGGTAAAGGTTTGTTTGTACAGGGGCTCAGTATGATGAAGAAGGTGTCTATGATTGATGGTAAGTCTTTCTCGTTTGATAGCCCATTCGCTTATCAGACAATAGATACAGACACACAGCTCGTTTCCTTTGATGATGTTAAGAAGAACTTTAATTTCGAGAGATTGTTCTCAGCTATTACTGAGGGACTTACTATCGAGAGAAAGAACAAGACAGCTATCAGAATACCTTTTAAGTTCAGTCCAAAGATTATCATAACAACAAACTACGCTATTAGAGGTAGAGGTAACTCGTTCGCAAGAAGGAAATGGGAGCTTGAGTTCAAGCAATTCTACAATAAAGACTTCACCCCAGTTGATGAGTTTGGTAAGAGATTCTTTGATGAATGGAATGAAGATGAGTGGTGTTCTTTTGATAACTACATGGTTAACAATTTAAGCTCTTACTTCCGCACAGGTTTAGTATCTGCTGAATTTAAGAATGTTGAGATTAGAAGACTTGGACAAGAAACTTGTCACGAGTTCATTGAGTTCGTTGGGCTTGTTGAAGGTTCAGAGGCTTCCTCTAAGATTGTTTACAACAAGAGAATATTCATGGACGAGTTGTACATGGAGTTTATAGACTTGAATCAAGACTTTGCACCTAAAGCGAAGCACACTATATCTAGGGTTCAGTTTTATAAATGGCTAAAATCTTTCGGTGTTTACCAGGAATACAGAGGTACAATAAGAAACTTTGAGTCAAGTAGATCTAACCAAGGTCAATGGATAATGTATAACGATAAAACAAAAGAGGATGCCAAAGAAGAGAGTGCCCAAGAAATACCCGGACTTGAATTTTGATGCATTCAGATGGTGTATCGATAATGATTTTCAAGTATATATAAGTCCACAGGGGACTTGGGAAGATGTAAAAAAAACAAGAGAGGTTGATGGTGTTATGGAGGAGTTTATTGAGAAGGAGTTTTTCATGAATGGTTTATATAAGATTGCTGTCCGTAGGGGCGGCATCTCCTCCAATGGTTATGATTCTTACTATGATGAAAATGGTAAAAAAAATATATCTAAGGAAACATTGAGTGAAAAAACTTACAACAAGGAGTATGATGCTCTACTAGAGTTAAATTATGTTTACAAACAATTAAAAAGAAAATATGGATAACGATTTAGACACAGCATTAAATACTTATATGTTGATTGTTCTTGAGATGGATGCTGATGAAATATTTTACCAGAAGGGTTTTAATGGGATGTCATTTTTTATTGACCCTTACGACTATTTGTACTCAGATTCAGGTGTGATTGATGTTTTAAACTACTGTATTGGTGTTTTTATTGAGCATGAGCATTACGAGAAGTGTTCAGATATAAAGGAAAAAATAGAAGAGATTGGTTATGAAGTTTAGAGACTATCAAGAAGATATTATTGAGAGCGCTTATGATATTATCAAAAAGCGAAACATGGTGTATCTAGCTATGGAGGTTCGTACAGGTAAGACACTTACTAGCTTAGGTCTTGCTCAGAGGCTGGGTGCTAAGAACGTTTTATTCCTTACAAAGAAGAAAGCTATATCTAGTATAACAGATGACTTCAAGATGTATGGGCCTGATTATGAGTTATTTGTAATAAATTACGAGAGCATTCATAAGATACCTAAAACTAAATGGGATCTTGTTATACTTGACGAGGCGCACACACTAGGAGCTTTTCCTAAGCCAAGCAAGAGGGCTAAACAAGTGAGTGAGATGATCAAGAAGCAGAGGCCGTATGTTTGTTATTTATCAGGCACACCTACTCCTGAATCTTATTGTCAGATATACCATCAAGTTTATGGTGTTCCAGGGAACCCTTTCTCTGGGTTCAGAAACTTCTACAGGTTCTGTGATGTTCATGTTAATGTTACTACTAGGATGATAAATGGATTCAACATAAAGGATTACTCAGCGGGTAAACAATCTATAAATAACGCTATGAAGCCCTACATGATATCATACACTCAGAGACAGGCAGGTTTTGAGTCTTCGATAGAGGAAGAAATCATAAGGGTTCCTATGAAGGATAGTACTTACAAGTTATGTAGTGATTTAAAAAGAGATTTAGTTGTTGAGCATAGTGATGAGGTGATACTTGCTGATACCGGTGTTAAACTGATGTCTAAGATGCATCAAATATATAGTGGTACTGTAAAGTATGAGAGTGGTAAGAGTATTATCCTAGACACAAGCAAGGCTGACTACATTAAGTGGAGGTTCGCTGATAATAAGCTTGGGATATTCTATAAGTTTAAGGCTGAGTTAGATATACTAAAACAAGTTTTCGGAGATAAAATATGTACAGATTTAGAGACTTTCAACTCTACAGATAAGCACATTGCTTTGCAGATTGTTAGTGGGAGGGAAGGTATCAGTTTAAGGAACGCTGATTATGTTTTGTTTTATAATATAGACTTCAGTGCAACAAGTTACTGGCAAGCAAGGGATAGAATGACTACAAAGGAAAGAAAATACAACAAGGTATTTTGGATTTTTTCAGAAGGAGGTTTGGAATCTAAGATCTATAAATCTGTCATAGATAAAAAGGATTACACGCTTAGGCATTTCAGGAGAGACTGTTGATAACTTTTTATGGATAATTGATTATTTTTTTATAGCTTTACATAATGAAAGATTCAACACCAATAAAAGATAAATTGGATTTAGACAATGTTGTAAGTAAAAATATTATAGTTAACGGTCAATTAGTTAAAGAACAAACAAAAATATGTTCTTGTGAATTGGATTTAGGGCAGTGCGGATGTTAATAGTATATTTTTGTTTAGCAATACTTATTTTAAGCATACTATTTAGAAGAGATGATAGTCCATTTGAATGAAAGAACAGCAAATACAAAAGAAACGCATAGATCAGTTGGAGAAGGAAGGTTACTACGTACTCAAGCTGATAAAAACAAATAAGAACGGAATACCTGACGTGTTAGCAATACCACCTAATACACCTGTTATTTTTTCCGAGATAAAAACACCTAAAGGTAAGTTGTCAAAGATACAAGAGTACAGGTTAAGAGAATTGGATAAGTTAGGATTCATAACAGAAGTATACAATGGAATATAAGTACGAAGATGTAGAGAAGGTTTTAGGTTTTTCAACCTGGAGTGACGAAAAGAAAATAGATGAGCTGTTTAGAATAGATAGTTATATGTATACAAATCTAGGTACGGATTCTACTAAGAAAGAGAGAGAAGATGTTAGGAGAAAATCGAGGTATATATACAAGTCAATACAGAAGATAAATCCTAAGATGGGTAAAGAGTTAATATACCAACTAAACAGTTAGAAATGAGTATCACTGCGGAAGAACAAAGGTTAAACTTCATAAACATAGCTATGGATCAGCTAAACAATCTTTGTGACTCATTGTATGAATCTTTAGTTGATGACGAAAGGAGTGAGTCGACTGAGATAATTTATGAAATAAACCAGCTACTTGTAGAGATAAACCAAACTTTCACAGATGAAATCTAATAAAATTTTAGTAATAGGAGACCTTCATGAACCATTTTGTCTTGATGGTTATTTGCAGTTTTGTAAAGATACTTTTAAAAAATACAATTGTTCGCATGTTGTTTTTATCGGTGATGTGATTGATAATCATTTCGCTTCTTATCATGAGACTGACGCAAACGGGATGGGCGGAGGCCAGGAGTTAGACCTCGCTATATCTAAACTCGCTGATTGGTATAAAGCCTTTCCCGTAGCTGATGTCACTATAGGTAATCACGACAGGTTGATAATGAGAAAAGCTCAGTCATCAGCAATACCAAGTAAATGGATAAGAGACTACAAGGATGTCTTAGGGGTTCCTAATTGGAACTTTGTTGATAAGGTAGTTTATGATAATGTTCAGTACATTCATGGTGAGGGAGGTACAGCAAAGACTAAGTGTAGAGCAGATATGATGTCTACAGTTCAGGGTCACTTGCACACACAATGTTACACAGAGTGGTTTGTGGGACAGAACTTCAAGGTCTTTGGAACACAGGTTGGATGTGGTATAGATCACGACAGTTACGCTATGGCGTATGCTAAGAGAGGTAAGAAACCTGCTATTGGGTGTGCTGTTGTTATTGATGGCAACACTGTTATTAATGAACTAATGCATTTATAGTTATGAATGATTACACTACAGACTCAACTTTCTTAAATAGAATAAGAAGAACTTCTTTAGCATCTGTTGAGAGTGAATCAAGAAAAGGTCAGCCTGTATACACAGGTGTTATTAAATATTTTCCAGACGCGTTAAAGTATGTTAGTAAAGTTAGTAAGGCGGGTAATGATCAGCATCATCCTGACAAGCCATTGCATTGGGATAAGAATAAAAGCACTGATAACGAAGATGCGTTATTAAGGCATTTAATAGACCACTCACAGGATCCTGTTGATGAAGATGGGTTACTTCACTTAGGTAAGGTAGCTTGGAGAGCTTTAGCAGCCCTACAAATACACTTAGATAATGATAAAAGAGATACTAAGGGAGAAGTTAAAGGATAGACCTGACTTCAAAAAGATTAGGAAATTACAACAACAATTTGATGAGAAGCTGCAACGTTTGCTTAAAAGAAAAGAAGGACGATAAATTCAAGAACCTTAAAAAAAAGACTTGTCAAAAGTGTGAGTATAGGTTCAAGCAAAGAATCTTAAGGTTCTTAGTTGGTAATAGAAAACTTTCTTTAGAGGAGAAGCTAGCTTCAAGAATAGGTTACATGGGTAGTGGTTTGTTAATAGCTGCTCAGTGGACTATAGAGCCTGTTCTATACGTTTTAGGTTTTATATGTATAATAGTACAAGTTGTTTACAGGAAGCAATGGAATTTAGTAGCACTTAACATAAATGGATTAATAGCATGGATAAAGCATCTGATAATGTAGCAGTAGTAAGAACAGGAATGGAGTTAGTATTTACACTTCAACTTGCTCTTGAAATAATGGATGAGTACAAGTTAAAAGGTTTACTTAAGAAGCATGGTAATATGTTTAAAAAAACCTTAGAAGCAGACATTGGTCGAGCTTATGATAGAGTCTTTGATATAGATCAAGAGATGGCTATAAATGCCATGAACATAAAGCATAGAATGATATCACAGATAGCTTCACTACCGGAGCCCGAGGCAATTGTGTTCTCAGAGTACGTTAATAAGTTCTTCGACAACAAGGATGAAGCTATAAAAACTACAGAGGTTATGTTGACTAAGATAGACTAGAGGGCCTAGACCCTCTATTTACCTTCCATTTCTCTTATCTTTTTCTTATAGTAATGCATTCCTTTTTTTGACCACTTTCTGTTTGTTGCCTTAAATACTTTTGACAACTCTATTTTTTCCTTGTCGTCTAGGTCAGCTCCAAATTTTCTGTAAAGCTTAAGTCCTTGTACCTGAGGGTTTTGCTCATAAATTATATCTAATATAGAGTAATCAATATCCCTTGTTCTAGCATATGTAGTAAACTTCTTCCAGTATCTCTTGTGGTCAATAGGGTCAAAGTTTTCAATTATTAAGTCCTTTAATTGTCTTTGAGTTAGGTCGTTGTTTTTTATAGCGTTCTTTATTTTTTTCTCTTTTCTATAAATTTCTGTCTCAATACCTTTCTCCTCTATCTCAGCAAAATCATTTTCAGCATAAGTTATAAGTTTCTTGTTGGTGGTTCTTAAAACTTTTCTCTTAGAACTCTTTAGAACACTATTCATAACACCATCTAACTCTTTACCTAGCTCAGTATCTTCCTTAAACATCTTGTCATAACCAGAGTAAAACAAACCTACTAATGGGTTAGTGTTTTCGCTTGTTATAATTTTCTCTACAGAGGCTTGAGATATCTTAGGAGAGACGTTAAGCAAGTTACCTAAGTCTTTGTATATAGTAGCTACCCTGTCATCATAAGCTCCTTTAGCTCTATCTTCTAACTTCACGTTTTTTGGATTTCTAAATACTTCTTGATCATAAAACAAATCGTAGTTAGTGACCCCTGTTATTAAAGCTGAAACAGCAGGATTCCTTGAAAGTAAGTTCTTTGGAGTTGGAACAAATGGTAAAGCGTTTTCAATACTGCTTTCAAGAAGTTCTGTATCCATATCGTAATCGATACCTCTACTGCTCATCAATGTCTTTATTGTTAGTTGTTCTGCCATTGTTGCAGCAACAGAAAGTAATGGGAGCTTCTTTACTCTGATGTAATCAAACTCTCCGTCTTCAGTCCTTTTTCCGGTAAAGAAGATATGATAATTTGATTTTTCATATTGGCTTATACTCTTAAATACATCATTGACATCATCTTCATCATCTAATGCTTTAAACAACATAAGCATTGAAGCTGCAGCAAGCCCTCCGGAGAAAATCATAAACTGTAATACATTTGAAGCAAACTGTTTAGGATTATCATTAGCGAAGTCAACACCTTTTCTGAAACCTTGGGTAGCAGCATTTAAGTATGGAAAAACTTGGTCAAACTGTTTAACTACCGAACCTCCTTGATTAAAATCTATCGTTTCTCTAGACTCTCTTGCAGAGGAGAACATTATGTCTTGTAGTTCTTTTTCTGTAGGCTTCCTATTATTCTCTTTTTCAAACTTCTTTATATTATTATTTTTAGCTTTCTCATACACAGCTAATCTAAAGGAAAGTTCAGATGTCTCACCAAGATAACTTAGTACACCACCTATTCTTTTCATTGTAGATGTAGCAGCATTAACTACAAAGTTTTCTGACTTTATTCCTTGTATAGCTTTCAATCCATCCGAAGATAAAAAGTCCATACTACCACCATGCTCTATGAACTCCTTGTAGATTTCTTTGTACTCTTTTGTTCCGAAACCTTTTCTTAGTGAGTTCTTTATGAAGTCATAAGCGAGTTCAGGAGCAGCTACAAATTTATTGTTTGAGTAAGTATTTGAAAGTAATAGTATGTTAGTAAAATCGACAGCCGTGTTACCTACAATAAACAGAGGGTTACCTGATGTTGCCATAAATCTTAAGACATTCACACCTGAATATTTCTTAAGTTTTTTAGCTAAATCACCTTGGTCTTTCTTTATGTCAAGTAATCGGTTTAAGTAACCTTGATCCATTACGAGGCTAGTTTTTACTCCGTTCTTTACGAATTCTAATTTACCATAACCTCTAGGCAAAGGTGTTCTGTCATACAACAATATAGGTTTGCCTGCTTTAGTGCTACCTACAATAGGGTTTTCCTTAATTATGTTACTGAATGAATATTTCTCTTCTATGACTAACTCATTGTATGCGTCAAAGAAAGAGTTAAATAACCTGTTCTCAAATATCCTAGACTCAATCATTGATATGTTACCTTGTAGCAACCATCTAGAGTCAAGTATTATTTCGTTCTTATTTTCGTCACTTAAAGTCTTTATAACATTTGGAGACAATCCTGTTATGCCACTTATTCTACTTGCTTCAGTGTCATCAATGTTATCAGGGATTAAGTACTTAATAGTTTTTATAGGAGAGTACTCCTCATCCTTTAGCTTATTGTATACATCCTTTGAAATTAATTGAGCATCATACATTCTCTTCAGACTTTCGTTGAAGACATCGAAGTATGCGTCTGCTCTTTCTTTTAGTATAGTAAACTTTTCAGAACCCACTTGAGATTTTATGACGTTTAGCATGTTACCAGCCTTAGTGGAGTCAATCCCTTTATAACCAACATATGGAGGTCTTTTGTTTTTTGCTCTGTTGCTGTTTATAGAAATAATCCTTTTAAGGTATATAACCTCATTAAGGTCTACAATGTCAGTCTTTGATAAACCACTGTATATTTTCTCTTCAGCCTCTTTATACCTTAAGTTTGCGTTACCTGAAGCTCCTGCTTTTGTTACTAGTAAGTCGTGTGCTCTTTGAGATTCTTTAGAGCCCATATCTTTTAAGAGGTCTTTTACTCTTGTTTGTCTATCAAGGACTTTCTCTCTTAGGATTCTTGAAGCTTTTGCCTTATTCTTTTGGCTTGCCTTATCTTCAAGAGCTTTGTTAACATCATCAGTTAAGAACGTTTGTTTCCTAGAACGACCTTCTGTAGATTTTGTACCTGAAAACTGACCAGACATAACAGATACTTGTGTAACTTGATAAGGGGCCCCTTTTTTTGTTAGAAATATATCAGAGCCATTATCTCTTTGTTTAGGTAAATGTAAAATAGGTTTCCCTGATTTTGTTCTTACATGATATGGATAACTTGGGTGAGAGTCTTCAACAACTTCTACCTCATCATTCACCTCTATAGCAGCATATATATCTCCAGGAGAAAGTCCTTTTGTTAGTTTTTCAGAGGCAACTCCTGCAACTAAATCAATCAATGCTTGTGACTTAGGTGTCTTTCCAACACCTAACCCTTTGTTTGTATCGCCTCCTAGAAACTCAATTATTTTTTGTTTGTTTTCAACAGGGACTCTTTTAGCTATACTAGCTATAATATTTCTAAGAACATCTCCCCTCATAACAAAGGTTGACGATTTTGGATTCTCGAAGTATTCGTTAATTTCTTTGATAAACAAAGAAGCGCTCCCATTAGGTGTTAGAGAAATACTATCTGAGAATTCAGCATCAATATAACCCTGTACTTCTTGTTCTGTTGCTTTTTGTTTTGGCAGTTTACTCTTTTCCTTTTTAGTCAACTTCCTGCCTTTACTCTCCTCAACTTTGGCAATTTGTTCCTTTTGTTTTAATGTTATTACAGCTTTTTTAGATGTATCGTTTTTAAATTTATCTATACCTTCTAAAGTAGATTCTCTGAAAATATCAGGACTCAATAACCCATTTTTTAGCATAGATTCTAACACAGCTAAACTAGAGTTAACTCCAGATGCGCTACTTACTAATTTAGAATCACTACCTTTAGCTAAGACTAAGTATCCTTTTCCACCGTTTTCTTTTAATGATTCATTTATTGCTCTAGTCAATGTATTTGCTGTACCTAAATTACCCGAAGCCCATACGTCTCCATACTTAGTTACAAAGAATACACCACCACCACCTTCAAAAATTTGCTTACCATTTATAGATATAGTCCCTGCAAGCATATCATCAGGTGATGTTATAGCAGCTTTGTTTCCAGCAAACACATTTAAGTTTTCTTGTTCAACAATGAGTCCTTCTTTTATTAGCTCTTCTCTTCTTTTGTCTTCTGTATACTGAACATCAAAAACTCCTACTTGTTTTCTACTTATAGCAGATATTGGGCTAGATATATTCTTTCCTTGAATAATTTCTACATCTTCGCTTTTTATTTCTTGACCTCTAGCAACCTTTCTTGATAATACGTTTAATAAGTCTACAACTTCTGCGTCAGTAAACTCTTTAAGCTTAAACGCTTTGGCTAGTTTGTCTAAAAATCTTTTAATAAAGTTTTGGTCAGGATTGCTTAGAGTCTTGTATTCTGACGCCATTATACCAAACAATTCTGCTATACTCTCTTCGCTTTGTAGTGATTTTTTATACCCTTTAGAGAAGTCAGTTATTTTCTTTTTTAACTCTTTGGATGTGACCTTAGATATAGATTTAACCATAGCGTCAGCAATCTTTTGTGCCTTAACGTCACTTATACCTTTAGATAATAATACAGCATGGAATACTTCGTGTGCGACAGTTGTGGCTGTAGCGTTGCTCAGGTTTATGCTTATTTGTTTTTTATCTATACTGTATTCACCCGAACTAGTATTACCAACTACTTCTCCTGTGGCGTCAGCATACTCTTGTTCACTCTCATAAAACTTGAATGTAACATCACCAAACAGACCTGATAAAGCTTTCTTTGCTTCAATTGCTTGATTTACGACATCAGGGTTTGCTTTCTTTATAGCTTCTATAGATTTATCTACAGTTTCCTTGTTATCTTCATATAGCTTTGATTCAGATTCAGACAAACTATCTGGGTTTATTATAACTTTGTTAGATAATTCAGAAAGTTCTTGCTGTTTTTTTTGTTCTTTCTTTTCAGTTACAACATTATCAACTAAGTCTTTGTTTTCTGTGTAAAAATTCAACTCTTCATCTGTTAGTGAGTCAGGGTTTTCGTCCATCCTTTTCGCAAAATCTACAGCCTCTTTTACTTTAAGGTATTCCTTTACAGACTCCTTATTTATATCATCCTTAATGATTTCATAAACTTTAGTATACTTTTCTTTTGGAGAAAGTTTTTCATCCAATTCTTCAGCTATCTCCTTACCTTTTTCACCAAATACTTCCTCTATGGCTGTTTCGTAGTTTAGGTCACCTAGTATTTCGTTCCTCTTATCGTTTATGTACTTTAGGTTGTCTTTATACTTTTGACCATCCTCTTTGTCTAAGGAGTCTACGTGTGCCTTTATTTTTGCTTGTTTTATTTGCTCACTATCGTAAGGTTTTATTCCAGCTTTTGCATTTAAAGACCTTTCAACATCCGACATAACCAACAACTCTTTTATGTTGTCAGCTCCAACTAATAAAGCATCAGCCTCCATTTCAACAGCTACATTAGCTATTTTAGATATTTCTTTAGTTATATTGCTGTGTATGCTTTTTCTATTAGAATCTTTTAGTTCTGGATTGTTTAGAAGCTTCTTTAGCTCTTTTATAGTTTTGAGATTTGATTCTATCTTAGAGTTGTACTTCTTATTATTTATGTTGGTAATTATACTTGAATAAGCTGTACCTGGAACATTCATGGCTCCAGATGTTATTACAGATGTAACAAGAACATCATCTAAGTTAGAGAAGTCAACCTTATCTCCTAGTAACGCAAAGTCACTGTATTGACCAAGTATCTCTATGCTTTCTTCCTCTACTATTTCACCACCTGTAGCTTTAGCTACTTTACCACCAGCTGTTCCTAGCTTGTTTAAGACAGATTTTTTATTAGCCATTAATATATCGTCTAAAAACTTTCCTGGGTTCTTAAAACTCTTTATAACGCTAACAGAGTTAGGTACAGTACCAATATATCTTGAGATACCAAATTCAATAACTCCGGTAGCTAATACAGCTCCTGTTTTTTGCAATGAAGTAATATTACCATCCTCAATAGCTCTCTCTAGTTCATATTTCTGTCCTAGGTATTCTTGTGTACTTACATTGTCTTTTATTAACTCTAGCTCTTTTAAACCTTTCTTAGCTGTTTTCGCATAGTTCTGTCTAGTTGTTAGTTCATCATACTTTGCTCCTGCAGATGTAATACCAAACTGTGTAGATACTAATGTTGATACTGCAGCTCTAGAAAGACCTAATGAAGTTCCTACACCAGATGTACCGAGAGCCAAAGCAATGTTGGGAGTTTGAGTAGCAAGTTCTCTTAATGCGAATACTCCAATGTCTCCAAGCCCATCTACCTCGTCGTATGTTTTCTTGGTCTCATAGAAGTTCTCTACTTTATCTCTGTCTTCTTTTTTTCCTTGACTTATTGCTTGTCTTGCCGCAACACCAATCCCCGAAAATCCTACTGAATCTAAACCTAGCGAACCGATAGTTATTGCATCTCCTACCATCCCTGAAGCTGCGTTCTTTAAATCTGTGTACGCAAGATCTATATTATTATAATTCCTCTTGGAAGCATCTATGAAAGAGTCTCTATTTTCTTTGTTTGAATTAATCTCACCTAAATCTAGTTCAGATTTCTTTATCAAGTTTGCGAAGTCCTTTACTCTCTTGTTAAGTTGATTCTCTAATAATTCAAGTTCTTTGTTTTTCTCTGAAGATGAAATCGAAACTGAATGACTTGAGTCATCGTAGTGCAACTTTACATTTAATTCAGGATTATTTTTTACTATAGAAGCTATTTTTTCTTTTCCGTATGCAAACATACCTAGGTAGTCTGACTTAGCTAGTTCAAGCCTAGTAAGTACATCGGCTTCATCGGATTCTATTTCTTTGTTTTTCTGTATTACAAGTTGTCTTACACCCTCACTGTTAGGGAGGTTGTCATAGTACTGCTCTATTTTTAACTTGGTAGCTCTTTTGATTTTTTCATCAAGTACAGAACTTCTACTGTACCCTTCGAATTCACTTATTACTTTTAATGCTTCAGTATTGTCAGAGAAGTATTTGCTGATACCTTCCTTTATATCTTTCTCATTAAAGTCTTTAGTAGAAATTCTTTTGCTTCTAGTATCTACCTCTTTCTTTACACCTGCTTCTAGTTCGGCTTTTGCTTCCGGACTAATCTCGATACCAGATGCTTCTAGCCTTGTAAATAATTTCTTAAAATAATCTTTATCGTAAACACCTTCTGATACGGATTCATCAGATATATCAACCTTACTCTTTATAGCTTCAATATCTTTTATGGTTTTGGCGTAAGTTTTAGCAGATTTATTTTTATATATCTCTGACGCTTCTTCGTCATCTATATTGTCAAATATAAACTTGTTTATTTTAGAAAACTTATCAGTAGCGGTAGCACCCGCTCCTTGACCTACAAAAAAGTCAAAGGTTTCAGTTGAATCTCCTTTAGAAATTTTAACTCCTTCAGGGGTGCGTTCAAAAGCAAACTGAGGGAAGTCACTTTGTAATTTATCTAGGTAAGTGTTTTTGTTATCTACAAATCCAGAAAGCGTGTTATCAGATAACGCTCTTCTTTTTAATGTGTTCTTAGAGTTTACTAAGGCTAGTAATTTGTTAGTTTCTTCTTCTTTGCTGTTACCAAACAAATCGAAAGGCTGTAAGTCTATCTCAGTCTCTTCACCTGTTATATTGTCTACAATCTTTAAAGCATCTCCTATTCCTGTTTCTTGTACTGAAAAACCTTTTCCAGCAAGTAATGAGTTTACTTCAGATATAGCAACTTCCTCATCTTTTTCTATTATTTTTGAAGCATCCGAAAAGGTAGTTTCCGTAGGTGAAACCATATCTTCCTCTTGAGAAATAGGCTGTAAATTTTCTTTTTTTTTTAAGCCAACCAATACTTTAAATGTTTCAATATTATTAGTATACCCATCTTTTTGAGCTAACTGATACATTGTGTTTACAGCCCCAATATTTTCAGACATTAAAGACTTGAAATCTTCAAACGTATTAGCGTATCCATCTTGTTGCGATAATGTATATAGTTGTTTTAATGCTTCTTCGTTCATTATTATCCTTTATTTTAATTAAATGCAGACATCCCACCCTTACTTCTAATTGGTGTTGACATATTTTCTAAGTTTTCTAATATTTGGTTAGGGCTATCTACCCCCACTGTACCGACTACTCTACCTGTCTCTACTAGATTGTCTGATTCAGAATATCTTATAACAAACGAACCGTCTTCTTTAACAACTGTTATTCTACTACTAGGTATACCTAAAGCACTAGATGCTTTTGTTACAGCTTGCTTAATATTTATTTCTGTGGCTGCAACAGGGGTGTCGAAGTTGTCTACAGTCGGGCTTAATAATCTTACAAATTCTTTCTCTTGAGTAGGGCTTAACGAGTATCTTTGTGTAAATGAAGAAGATTTAGTAGTAAGAACATTAGTATTTAAAACATCTTCAACACCTTTTCTTCCTTTATATTCACCTCCAATTTTCAAGAAACCTGCTAACTGTTCTCCTACTTTTGTAGCTGACCTGCCTTTTGTCTTTAATTCATCGTATGTACCATCAGATTTATTTAGCTGTATTACACCGTTTAAATCCGGCTTTGTTACACTAATATATGGTGAGTTCTTAACAGTTGTTAACGCGCTTTGTAGGGCATCGGTATCTCCATCGTATACATACTTGTTTATTAATTTTACGGAATTTATTATCGCTTTTTCTCCAGGAGTTTGTTTTGATGACCTTGGGTCATAACTGTTATTGGTAGTTACTCTTGATAACTGACCCATTACAGCATTCTTATAACCTGCTTTGATTACTTTTCTTTGATCCTCAGTTAACTCAGCTTTCCCTGTACTTGAATTAAATTTTATTGGACCTACTTTTACAGTTTCAGGTTCCTCTATAGGTGTACCATCACTTTTAAAACCTGTTATCTTGTTATAAGTAATAGTAGTGTCTCCACCTTTTTCTCCATCAATAGCATACTCCATATTAAGGTAATCTAAACCTACTGACACCATTCTCTCATCATCTGAAAGTTTTGAGTCAACAGAGTTGTCTAAGTACTCTTGATAAGCAGTGCTCTGAAGAGCGTCGGTAACACTAGTGATACCACTCTTAGCTAACTGTATCTTAGGTGCATTCTTAGCTAAGGCAGCAGTTTCTGCCACTACATCAACATAAACTTTACTTTGGTTCTGAACAGCGTTAATGGCTTGCACAGGTTTTGCTGTGTCCATATCAACCTCCCCTGTTTTTTTGTTTATATCAACGTAAAAACCTTGTCCATTTTCTGGGTCGTATACTATTTTCTTATCGTTTAAGTCAGCATTTAAACCCATAATCTTTAGCAAAGCTTCATTACCTTTACCTTTAGCGTCACCAAGTCTTTTAGCATTATCTTGAAAGGTCTTACTCGCAACACTTACGTTATCCCAGGTATCCATTACACTCTGCTTAACTCTCTTTGCTTGGTCGACAGAAATAACACCATCCTTCATTTGCTTGTGTATCGAAGATAAAAAGTCACGAGTGGATTGAGACTGAGTCATCACAAACGTATTCATTGTCGTATCTACCCCAGTAGTGTAGTCACTAACCTTTTTTAATTGCTCCATTTGAGTGTCCTCAAGAGCACTCCTCTGTTTATCTCTATCAGCCTTTACCGACAGTATATCATCAGATATCTTCTTAGTAATGCTTGACCAGTCTATTATAGACTTGTCTATGTTTTTTTCTCTCTGAAATCCGTAATATGCCATTATTCTAGTATTTATATCTCACCTAGTTTTTCAATACTCTCTTTTTGATACCATTGTGGAGTAGTGTCCCCAAACCCCGAATCAAAACTCTCTGCAGTGGGGGGTAAGATATTTTTCTTATCTTTCTTATCTTTCTTATCTTTCTTACCTTTCTGATATAACGCCATTGCTTCGTATATATTCTCACCTACAGCTCCTAAACCTGATGCTGCACTACTCATTTGCATTGCTGCTATTTGTTGATTCTGTTGTGATGCTGCCATAGCTCCTGTGGCTTCTCCTAACGATATGTTTGCTAAACTCTGGTCTATTCTAGCGTCCTCTTGAGCTATAAGTAACTCCCTGTCGGCAAGTGCTTTGTCCATTTGCAACCTTTGTTTCTCTACTATATCTCCAGATACAGCTTGAGCCCTTCCAAGCCCAGCAGCTAATGCTCTCTGTCCGGATTCCCTTAAACCCTCAACAGTTTGCATTTGTTGTGCAGTAACCGCTCTCATAGCTTGAGTATATGCTTCAATAGGAACTTGAACACCCTCTAATCTATTAACTGACAATTCTTTTTTAGCTCTAGATAAAGCTTGGTCAGCTGCTCTCTCAGATTCTCTTTGAGTTCTTTTAGCATTTATGCTTTCTAATATAGACATACCTGATCCCGCAAGACCTAATCCTGCTGATATACCTGCTGCTAATGTTAACGCTGCCATATTATATTTTTTTTATCATTTCTAAATAATTTACTTGCCTCTACCTGCATGTATATATTGCAAATATACGGTTTTTATGAATAACTCTTGAATAGGCTTGTTCCAATACTGAATACACTACTTGGTACTTGTGATGTAGTTGATAATGTGTACTTCATGTAATAACCTTTCAAACCATAGCTTTCTATGGATGCTGGTTTACTAAATAACACAAAGTTCCCTACCTCAACAGCACTATTAATATTGTACCTATAAACCTCCATTGTATTACCAGAGACGCTAGTTACAGTACCTACTCTATTTTCTTCTCCAGTTCCTTCGTCGTACGCAATAATAAGGTCTCCTATTGAAATCATCTTATTTATATCGTTATTAAAAGTAATGGTAAACGTACCTCCTTCTCTAGATCTAAAAGAACAAAAACCTATACCTTGAGTTCCTCTATTGTCTGTATTGGCATAGTTTGATAATGTAGTTGTTTTTATATTAGAGAAATACTCTCCCTCTTTTTTTACGAAGTCAGAAGCTTCACCCTTCTCTAAATCTGTTTCAAAGATAAAAGACCATGCCTGCTCACTCTCTGTAGATATTGTTTTAAAGTGTTTAACGTCGTGAGGGCTTTCATTAAATACACCTGTTAATGTTGATGTACCTATGTATGATCCTGGGTAATTGTGCACATACATTTCACCCTTATAAAATGAATAAAACTTGTTATTCATACTAACCATTCTCTCTGGATAGTAGGTGTAGAATGAAGGCCATCCTTTTACTTTCTGACTATATGTTAATGTTTTTGCCATATTTATTTTTTAAAGACTGCATTCAAAATTGTTGGTACAATTACCACTTGTTGTTATTGTTACACCTGAAGGTAAAGCATTAGCAGCACCTCCACCGTACCCAATTTGAGGGACTGTTGAACTACATAAATGATAAGTAGTACCATCCAATTCTTCTGTGGCTAGAGTTTGGTCTATATCGATAGAAACAATTACTCCTCCTTGAGTGTAGTAAAATACATCCTCACTAGGGTCTATACTTGAAGTATCCGGAACATAAATGTTTCTACACTTATCAGAGTTGTTAGCTGCTTGAGCAACTACCACAGACCTTGTTACTTCATCAGCTGCGTTACCTGCATCATCACTAGCGTTGTATGTTACCGAGTAAGTACCTGCAACGGAAGTGTTGACAGCACTATCATCTATAACTAAATTGTCAGAAACATCTCCTTCCTCAGTGTCTATAACCGTTGCTCCATATTCATTGTATGGGTCATTCGTAACAATATTGTAAGGGTTGGGTCCCAATAAAGTTATTACTGGAGGTAAGTCTTGAGCTTCTCCTGAATCAATATACTCCCACACTAAGTAAAGGTACTGATGGTTGCTAGTATTATTGTATGTAAAAGAAGACTCATAAACCCCTGTACTAGGGTTTGCTACAGCACCACTGTTTTGTAGTAATGGATATAAGTCATTAATTTGGTAACGGTAAAAAAGTGTATCAGAAATCAAATACTTAAACCTGTCAGATTTAAATACTAAAGAATCTCCAGATTGTTTTATAGACCTCATAGTAACTGTAGATCCCTCAATAGGTATAGGCCCAAAGGACTCTTCTCCTGTTATTGAGTTATAAGAAGATACGGGTCCTTCATTTATAGATATAAAACTTTCTTGAGTAGTTCCTCGAGATGAAGCGTCGTTCCAAGTAAATTCATGATGAATTGTTCTACCATCTCTACTTACATGATTCTTAGTTATACTTACAATTGTTAGTGACTGACCCTGTACGCACCCTACTAAGAATGAATAATCCGCTGCTACAGCTGTAATACTAATTTCAAGATCGTTAACATTAATCTGGTCTTTACTTAAACTGAAGGTACCACTACTAGTAAACGTTTCATTCTTAACCTCGACATTATTATAGGTCGCAACAATAGTTATTGATCCTGATGTCACTGTATAATCTACATCATAAGTACCAACTATATTATTTAATTTAACGGTGTATTTAGTTGTATCAATGGCTTCTATCTTTGTTATTTCAGTACCACATTCAATCTCATGCACAGGTTCCTCAATTTCAGTATCTGTTATAGATAGTACATACTCTTTTGTGTAAGCATCAAAAGCACCTAACTTTATTTTATCTTTACTAGTAATAAACTCATCCCTAAACCAAGACCCCATACCAGCATCTGATATTACATTCAATTGGTCTCCTCTAAGATTTATTACAGCACCTCTTTTTGTATCTGTAAAGAACACGTCATAACCAAATGAGGCAAAGCTCTCGGGATTATTACTGATACCATACTCCTCAACCCTAGGGATTTGTTGTCCTAAGACATCAGGTGTACTTATAATAGCTCCTCCTGCAGACGCGTCAGAGAATAGGTTCTTACCGTTAGCTAAAACTGTAGATATCTTATCCTCTTGAAACACAAGTATATCAGATGTTCTAGCGTGCATTTTTTCTATTGAACCAAAAGACTTTTCTAGTACACTGAAGTTTGATAATGCTAAGTTAAACTCGTTAAGTTTATTTATATTAGTATCTTCATTGTATATACCACTGTAAGTAATATCTGCATACCTATGAGCTTCCTTATAATCTTCTTCAGAAACGGAGGTAACCCTTGCTCCCATAAGGAATCCTGGAGTGGCTAGTTCATCATTTATTCTAAAACTCTCAACACCATTACCAAAAGAAAAACAGTTGTACATATTAACATCAACTATAGCGCTTTGACTACTAGTTTGATTCTGAACATTTCCTTCATGTAAACCATTCTCATCTATAGAGTAACTTGTGTTACTTTCGTAATATAACTCATTATCAGACTCTATTGGAGTAGTTTCTAAAACCAAAAGCCCTCCTGATTTCACTACTTCTATATCTACATTCATGTAAGCATTCCTAGGATTACTTGAAATAAGGAACGTGTTGTCGTAGTAAAAAGATTGAGGGTTACTGAAACCTAAACAAGCTTCACCCGTTACGCTGTTTCTGTAGTACCTAACTTGTAACCTAGAGTTTAAGTTTACAGGGTCTGTGATGTTTAAATTTTGATGCTCAAAACCTGTTGTCTCTCCATCAAAGTCAGAGTATGTTCCAATAGTGTTTATCCATACAGCTTCCACTTCTCTACCTTGAGAAGACTCTGTTCCAGGGTCATTCGTTGGAAGGTTGAAATCAATGTTCTCTCCAATAATGAAGTCATACATGTTATCATAGTCGCTAAGAGCAACAAACGATCTTTCAAACTCAAACCTACTATAATTGTCTCCGTATTGATATGTTATTATTTCAAACCTAACAATAGAACCTGCGGGTATTTTATACTCTTTATACTGCAATTCAGAACCACCTACAGTGTATTCGGGATTCTCTTCGGATGTAGAGTATACGATATCTCTGTTCTTAACATCTTTTCCAGAAGTTCCATAACTTATTATAGGGTTATCTATTGATGATAAAGAAAAACCTCTCGGCTTTATCTTCATGTACACACCTGTAGGTTCTTCATTATTTAAGAAGTCTACTTCTTTAACTTCAAGGTCTAGTATTTTTGTTTTTATCAACTTATCTGCTGGACCTGAAGCAGATGACTTAAGTATTAATGAATCACCTTTCTTAGCTTTTGTTTGGTTGTCTCCTTCTAACTTACACCACCATGCATTTTCACTTGAGTCATAGAAGAACAAGTTACTGTATATGGTCTCATAAGGACCTTTGCTTGATTTTAAAGCAAACCTATATCTCTTTGCCCATGAAGGAGCCACGTTCTCTATTGTTGTTCTTATGCTATTCAATGAAGTACTTGATCCGGCCGGAACATTTACTGTGTTGTTCTGAGATGTCAAAACTGTACTCGCCCTGTTGTACTCATCCAAGTAAACAATACCTAATTCATAATCTCTATTACTGTGAAGACTTTTTAATTTAGAAACCTTATACACATCAACTTCAGAAGAACTGTAAAGGAAATATTCGTAAGCATATACCGTTGGGTTTGCAGTCTCCCTAAACTTTAATGAAGGAACCTGTATAGTCAAACTATTACCAGTATAAGATACTAAGAAATTCTCATCATCTGCTGCAACACCAGCTCCTACTAATTCCCATCCAGTTTTAGGTGTTATAGAACTATAAAACAAATCCTTCAAACTATTTCCTTCACTAGCTTGGCTTATTGGAAGTGATGAATTTATTTTGCTTATAAACTGAGTGTCTTCAGCTAACTCTTGAGCAGAGTAATAATCTCTTTGAAATACAAAATCAAAATTACCTCTAAAAGTATTCTCTGGAGCTACTGGATAAGATGAACTTCCTCCAAAACTAGAGTGGTCTAAACCTACTGATATACTAATTGCACCATCCTTCTTCATCTCAATACCAGACAAATCTACAACTAAAGTAGAATTAGCAACTGTAGTAGATGTATCTAACGTGTAAGAGTCCCCATCACCATTACTTTTATCAGGTGTTTGTAATCCTATGTCATCGCTTTTTAATTCTGCTGTGTAATCTATTTTAACATCCACATCGTGACCGTCAACGTAGTTACCATACATTATCCTGTTACCTATGCTTGTTTGAGACTTTGCTTTCTTAGGAACATTGTCATACAATCGCAACAACTCACTCTCTGGTAAAGTTGTGTATATTTTTTGATTATTGAAAACTAGTGTTACGTCGTCATTGTCTGTCCATCCTTCATCGGATTTAGTGTACTTTTCTACAACATTAACTATATTTGAGTTAGATAATTTAAAACAAACATCCACACCAACAACTCTTTTGCTTCCTGTATTTATTGTTAAGTTAACAGAATTATAATCGTTCTGCATACCTTTCATATTGTAGTTTCTGTAATCAACTTCAAAACCCCTTGGGTCAAAAGCTATATCAGAGAACTCAGAAAGAGCTGAATACTCACCATTCTTATACTTGTATCTGTAAGCAAACCTTATAAATTTATCTTCTATGTAGTTGTCTTTTTTCGTTGTCTTTATTAACTCTAATTGTGGTGATTTTATTGGTGGCTTTACTATGACTGATATATCATCCTCAACTATATTATCTACACCCGTGCTTAACTCATACGTTTGTTTTACATTTATTCTCCTTGGTGGGTTATAGTTGTCCGTAAAGAATAGCAGGTCATCAATTAAAGTAATGTCATTAACAGGATAAGACTCATTAAAGTTTAGTAAATTTAAAGTCCTTAAATGTGTTCTTTGAGACCCTGTCCTTGTGTTGTATGAAACTACGTAATCTATTTTTGTTCCTGAAGTTGTGGTTACAAACCAATAAATAGTGTCCCTTTGTTCATCGGCAAAAACACCTATACATTTGTGAAAGATACCAAAACCAAAATCTGTAATCTCATTCCTACCCAATGCTGTGGTTATAACCCCTGCTTCACCTGTCTCATCAGAATTTATTCTTATATTCTCTGCGTGAAGGTATTCTCCTTTAGGTATAAATCTTTCGTCAAGACTTTTATTCATCTTGCCGCCAATAAAAATTTTATTTATATCCATATTACTTTAACCATTTGTTTTGACTTCTCAAGTTCATGAGTAATCTTCCTGGGTGTATATTGCTTATTCTTATTCTAGCATTCCTTAGTAATGCTGACTTAGCTTTTTGAGCTCTTCTAATAACATAATCTTGTACGTTAAACTTAGATGATAGTATTGCATACTTAACATATGCATATATATATTCCTCAAACATCTTGTTCACACTCACGCTTACATCGCTACCAGACTCCATACCATCTGAAACATACTCAATAACGACTGTTTGGTCTGCCATTTGTGAGTCAAAGTTTATAACACCTGATTTTTTATCTATCTTGAATGTAGGGTTTACATTTGCTGTCTCTGTGTTTAAACCAAATCTAGCGCCTACAGAATAATCAAACACCCACTTACCATCGATATTGTATCCTAGGTTTCCGTTCATCCTTCCTGAACCTACATAAGGTGTTTTAGAAAGGCCATCTAACCTGTCAGAATCTAATAAAGAAGTACCTGTTAGTATATCTCCCTCATCATCAAAAAGAACTCTACAGTCATTATCCTGTAGGTAACTCTTAGCGTAGTTTGTTTGAATGTTCTCTGTTAAAGGCATCAATGTTCCGTCCTTGTATAAAGATATTCTAACCCAATTAACGAAATCTGAAGGAAGAACTATTCTTAAGTTATCGCAAACTGTTAGTTCTACTATTTTAGTTTCCTTCATTGCATCATAGTTAAGCTCTTGGATAGCTCTCTTAGCATGAAATATTACGTTGTATCTCTCTACATTATTTACTAACTTATCATTACCAACGTACATCAGCATAAAGTTATTTACAATGTCTTCTAGTGTTATGTATTGGTAAGACCCCCAATTAGCGTCTTCTTGTCCAGCTCCTTCATTCTCGTAGTACTGATAACCTGTTAAATATGCCATGTCTTATCCTTGTTTTTGTTTTTCTTGTATTTCTGACTCTTGAGCAGATTTGTAAACATCCACTTCCCTTATGGATATACCAACATACTTCAATATCTTAGATATAATTAATGGCTCATCTGTTAAAGGTATCTCTAAGTCTTGGTGATTAGCATCACCGACATTGTATAGAGGGCTTCCACCCACTATTTGATACGTCCAGTTAGGATCTTTTGGTTTCCTAATGTACTGTGCTTTTATTTGACCCACGTTTGTTAAGGTAACAGGAAACACGCTCACTGTATTTCCACCCTGCGTATATGCAGGAAAAGTAAGGTTTGGTGCTGTAATGTTTGATGCGTTTAACATTGTAGCCTTTGTATGAGAAAGTCTCTCAGACTCTTTAAAAGTGTTACTCTTATATACAGCGAAAACAAGATTAGATGAATTATTATTCCATGAATGCGTACTGTCTGTTCTTATGCTTTCTTCAGTTATAACTGTAATATTAGCCACATAAAGAACTGAATCATCTATAACACATACCTGATCCCCAACAACCACACCATCAGTAACAAAAGTTGCTCCTGTTTGTATTAAGGATACAGCTGTAGTACTTGTTGTTGTACCACTAGCTAGTACTTTTGTTTTTACTAGTAGTTTGTTTATAAGGTAGTAATCATTAGGAAGTGTGTACTTGTTATTTACATTGTTTAATTCCTTCTCTTCAGAGAAATTGTCTATAACCTCTTCTAGGTTCTTCAATATGTCAGCATAACCTGAACCTGATGCTCTTTGGTTTTGTCTAACTATCCATTGATTGTATCTATAGAAGTAATCCTCAAATATATCTAACTGTGCTTGCTTTGCATACAAATTAAAGTCAGCTGGTGTGATATACCCTTGCTGATGTTTGTTTGCTATAGCTAAGACTGATTGTCTTACGCTGTTTATCATTTTGCTTTATTTTATGCAAAGATAATCAAAAAAAATAACCCACCCCTTTGACAGGATGGGTTACATACTATATAGTTATTTATAGTTAGTTATCTAACTTATTCTCTAACATGGTCATTACTTCTAATCCATCGTTTGTCTGGAAGAACGAAGAAATAGTGTACACTGGAGATTCTCCAAATGGTATACTTAATAATTTTTTCTTATTTCCAGCAATGTTGAAGTATATATCCTTGCCGTTATTCTTTAAAACCAACATTCCTTCAGCTAATAATTTAGATGATAGGTTTTGTAGTTTTAACATTGGGTCATTTAAGGTCTCTAAGAACTCGTTTGGACTATTCTTAGCAAACAACCTTACATCTCTTTTTAGTTCAGCTGTAGACATCTTGTCTACGTTCATAGACATAACAACCCTACCGATTGTTTCTAACATTTCTAATGTTAAGTCTCTTGCTGCTAACTGAGCTTCTAATTGGTAATCTAGTACCTCAACATCTTCTGTTGCATCCTTCTCATTATCAACCTCGGTAAAAACTGATCCGTTACCTGGGTGTAAAGATAAGAATTCTTGTAAAACAGGATTTGTCTTACTAACAAATAACATTCCTTTATCGAAAATGATTGGCTCTAATATAGCGTTATCATCCTGTTCTTCTTGGAATGGAGATTTTTGATTTACTGAATACCTTAATGCTTTGTTTGATTTACCATCGAAGTGTAGTAATGGCTTTCTTCTAGAGTTTCTAGAATTTAACATATAACTTAATGGTGTGCTTCTACTTTTGAGTACATACACCCTATCCTTTAGGACTACTTGTTTTTTCATTTGATTTTAATTTAATTTTATAAAAAAGAAGGGGACCACTTTAATGTGGCCCCTCCTCATATTTAATACTACTTCAATAAGAAGAAGTTGTTTGCACCTAAAGTACAAAGAGCTCTTTCTGATAAGAAGTGAACTTGCATAGCGTCTAAGTCGCTTGTTGAAGCACCTCCAGCAGAACCAACTACCCAAGACTTCATCTTTCTGTCTTCAGTTTCAGAAGCTTTGTAACGTACGTGTAAGAATGGTCTCTTAGCGTTTTTACCCATAACCTCATCATAAACTGTAGTAGAACCTGCTGGTACGATAATACCATCAATCCCTCCACCTACAATACCTCCACGCATAGTAGCGTCGTTCAAGTATTTCCAGTCAGACTTATAGAAATCATAACCTCTACGGAATCCAGAGAATCCTAAGTTCAATGCCATATCTTTCTCATTGTCAAACAATCCGAAAGAAGCTCCTGAAGAACCAAAGTTGTTCTGAGCAGCTAACATGTTGTCAATCTCAAAAGATGTACCTCTGTTTACGAACATTACGTTCTCTTCGATAGCACCTTGCTTATCTAACTGAGCAACTACTTTATCAATCTCTGCTAAGTCATTTAAAGCTCCTGCAGCGATGTTTCCTCTTTCTTCTAAAGCATGTAAAAGACCTTCAGATCCTTTGTATCCTAAAGCAAAAGCTTCACTTGTCTGTCCTGTTACATCTTTAGCTGGTACAGCCTCAATCATAGCAGTCTCTAAGTAGTCTTCAAAACGTAATCTTGTTTCGTGCTCAGACTTTAAGTACCATAAGTACCCAACTCCGTTATCTCCTTCTACTTCAATCCATCCAATTTGAGCCATGTCAGAACCAGCAACTTCGTACTTGTCTTTAATGATGATTGGGTTGTTGTCAAAGATATCGTTATCAGCCTCTAAAGCTTTCTCCATCCCAGTTGTTCCTTTCTTGAACTCAGAACCATAGATAAATACATCTACATCTGTTCCACTGTTGTCAGCTCCACCTAAAGAAGTGAATGCTGGTACACCTGCTGCATCAAATAATGCTACTGCTACTTCTGTTGCAGATACACTTGTTACAATACCTTTTGCAGATACAGCAGCTGATGTTCCGTCAGAAATCATAATTGTTTGACCTTTTCTGATTGCAGAGTTGTCGATTAATAAAGTCAAAGCTCCGTCCGCAGAAGCAACTCCGTCCTTGATAACTACAGCCTCATACTTGATGTGTAATCTTCCTTGCTCAGACCATTTGATTAAGTCTGAAGAACATGGTAATTCAGCTCCTACTAAACGTAAGAAAGAACTAACTGATCTGTTCCCGTATCTTTCAAATTCTTTCTCATAAGTATCTGGTAAATACTGGTTCAAGAAATTGAAATCTGTAATGTATGACCCTGGTAAAGCCACTTTTGTTTGTGAAGGTGTAATGTTCACGTTTCCTGTAATAATTGCCATTTTTTTTTAGTTTTTAGCGTTTTTTAATTTTTAGACCACGCCCGCTATCGCTTTCGACTGCTCTAACCTTGAATCCTGATGTAGATACTTGTTGAGGTGTTGTCCTAACATCCATGTTTACATTCTTGGACTGTCTAGATAAATCACCTACACTATCGGCTTTTCCTTTCTCGTAGAAAAAATTAGCCATCTTCTCAGGGTTCATTGCAGCAGACAAAGCACGATGGTATCCCTTAGGGTCTTTTATTAATCCTTTCTCATCTATGTACTTAGATATGAAATTATTAACGTCAGATTGCGCGCTTTTAACGTCACTTACTTCTCCAGGGCTAAACAAAATAGATTGCTCTCCGACATTAAACTCAAAACCTTTGAATTCATCGTTAAACACCTCTTCTGTCTTCTTCATGAAAAACTCAGTCTTCTTCTGATTCTCCTCTTGAACACTTTGCGATTGTGATACATATTCCTTGTAAGCATTGTAAGTCTCTAACTCATCATCGTTAACTAACCCCTTAGCCGACTCGACTGGAATTTTATATGTCTCCTTTAACTCATTAAAATACTTCTTTGCTTTAGCAAGCTCTCTTTTTACTGCAATCTTCTTAGCCTTTATATCAGAGTCGTCATCCACATCCTCATCGTACCCAAACTTCTCTTGTATTAGGTATGATATATCCTCAGAATCCAAATCCTCCTCTGTAGAAGAATAAAAATCTTGCAATAATTTATTGTCATCTACCTGATCATAATCCACTTGAAGCTTCATAAAATCTTTAATATCCCTACCTGTTTCCTTCTTATACTTTAGGAACGCAGATACGTCTTCTGGTAGTTCTTCTTGTTGCTTCTCAGCAAACAAGTCATCAATATTTTCTATCTCTCTGTTATATCTATTCTTGATATAATCTCTTAACTCATCTTCACCATACTCGGTGCTTGTTTCAACAGGTGTATCCTCTACACTCGTTTCTTGAACAGGTGTATCCTCTATACTCGTTTCTTCAACAGGTGCGTCTTCTTGAACCTGTTCCATTAAGGTTTCCTCAACCTCTTGTAGTGATTTCTCACCTGGGCCTGGGACCGCTCTTACTTTAATTTCCATATTTGATTTAATTTAATTATCTAGGGTCGAACTCAGCTAAGTCAAAGCCATCCAACGTGTCTTCATTTGACTCAAAATTTACAGGAGGTAAGTCTTTCTTACGCTGCTCTATAAGTTTTGATTGTTGTGTGTTTTGTTTACTTATTCTGTCGTCCTTTGCCTTTTCTTTTGCTTCCTCTCTTTTAGAAAGATTGTCAGTGTCAACTCCTTTTAAGCTCATCTGTAGATCAAACTCTAACTGCATTAACTCCGCTTTTATCGAAGCCTCTCCTCTCATTCTTTCTATATCGAAACCTGCCTTGGCTTGTGCTACTTGCATTTCTGCCTCAGCATCTAGTTGCACTTTTTGTGCTGCCATTTGACCTGCTAGCTGTTGAGATTGAATCTGACTTTGTTGTTGAGCTGCCATCTTTTGCATCTCATACTTTTGACGTTCCTTCTCTCTTCTCTTCTTCTTAACTTTCAATAATTGATTAGCTAGCTTAACGCTTCTAATCTCTCTAATATCAATGGCATCGTCCAAGTCAATAGATTGCTTAGATAGTGCTACTTGAATATTTTGTTCTAATTGTTGTTTCTGTTCCTCGTCCGGAGCAAGTTCTATAAATATACCAAAATCATGTATATGTAAGTCCTTAATATCATTAAGAAGACCTACGTTATACTTACCAATCTGCATTACAAACTCCTCTTTGTATGATGAGTACTCTAGTGCATCTGATATTCTACAAGATAAAGCTGTTGCTAAATCTCTAGAGATATCCATAAGACCTTCCATTACGTGCCTTGTAGCTGTGTTACTGTTTAGCGCTGCTAGTTTCTGTAAACCAACTAATGAGTTAGGATCTGGCATTGATCCGTCTCTAGCTTCATTAAGACCTGTAACATCTCTTAACATTTGTAAGTAGTGATTGTAACTACCAATAAGACTTGAAATCTTACCTTGGCTACCACTCTTAGAAAGTTCTTGAATAGGTATTCTTGCATTGTTGAACTCACCATCTTGAGTAAAACTTCTTCCTATTACAGAACCTGTTTGGAAGTAAAGTTTCAAAGCATCTTCAGGGTTGTAAGCAGAACCATTCCCTAGGTCTACTTCACTTAGTCCGTCTGCATCTATAAATACACCATCTGGCACTACCTTCTGTATTACTTGCTGTAATTTTAAGTGTGTCATTTGTATAAGGTCAGCAAATGGAATCATTCTTCTTAATATAGATTCTATAGAGCCTTTGTACATTCTAGGTGCACAAGCAACGTAATTAGATGTCGCATTCTGTGATGCTGACTTAGGTCTAACCATGTTCTCTGACATATTCCACTTAAGTACAATGTTAGTTCCCATGACCATAACGCCCTCGTACCAAACATCAATAACTTTCTCTATCCTTTCAAAACCTCTCTCCTCCATCATCTCTTGAGGTGGATTAAAGGTGTCTTCTTTGGATATTACTTTTTCTCCTTTTTTCTTGTAAACAAATTTCTTTGTTGTTTTATAATTGTAGTATAATAAAGTAACACTGTCTCCACTAAAAACAGAAGTATCGTAGTACTGACTGTTCCTGTAAGAGTTTGTCCAATCTTTATTTATCTCTCCTATCTCTTTTAATTCTTCTGTTGTTACTGTTGGGTCAATCTTCAAAACCTCTCCAATTGGAACTGTCTTAACTTCTCCCCAGTAATAACAATCATTAAAGTTAGGGTCTTCTGTGTAACTGTAAACAACGTTTGCTGGGTCTACATACTTAGCGACAACTCCATCTCCTGGAACAAATTCGTGCTTTGCTATACCTACACCAAGTGTTGTAAGGTCATAAAGCATTCTTTTTCTTGTGTCCTCGTATCTGTTCTCAGCAAGAACTGTATTTATAGCAGCCTCTTCAGCTAACTCTATAGATGCCTTGTAATTAAGCTGCATGTGCAACTCTAATTCATCATCAGTTTCTGGTAAATTCTCAGGATCAGTATTAAATGCGTCAACACCAAAATCATCTCTAATCTTCATTAACACATCCTTAGAGACCATATCAGCCTCTATTGAATCTTGGTACTGATTGCGTTTCTCAGCAGACATTGAATCTTGAGCATACGCTTTTATGTCAAACAATCTGTCTGACATTCCATTAACTACTATATCTATAAATTTAGGTATAATAGGCACTGGTGTCCAATCTAAGTTCATGTAAGACAAGTCCCCATCGACAGCTATCTCATTCTTATACTTTGATACAGATTGCTCTGCTCTAGCATACAAACGTAACTTATGGAATGAATCCCACTGATTAAAAAACTTAGAACTACCACCATCCCTTTTAAACCATTCATGCTGAATAGATTGACCAATTTTTAAACCAAACTCTTTTGTATTTTTTTGAGATTCGGGTACAAATTGACTAGGGAATGTAGATGGATTTATAGCTTTCTTTATTTCTCTCATTTGATTATTTCGCTAAACCTTCCTTTGTTATTATATCTTGCAAAGTTAAGACTAATTTTAGACTCTTTTTTAACTGTTTGATATAGGTGTTTTTGTATAGCCATAATAGCTAATCCTGAACTTATAGATGCATCAAACTTTGTTCTATTGTTTATATCAAAACGAGCCCAGTCATTTAATGTTTTTGAAAACATCATTGAACCCATCTCATCAGGAGACCTATAAACTCCTTCTGTGTCAATACCTACATACTTCTCTATGTATGTTTCTATAGATGCTGCGTGTGCTTGTTTTACTGCCTCAGATGAGTTTGGTATACCACCCAACTCTCTTTCGGTACCTGACAACTTGCTAGCAGATTTGTCCGGCCTGTTCATTGAATAACGTCTGTAACCCCTGTTTTTAAAGTGATACAACAGTCTTGGTTTATTATTCTCCGCTAGTATAGGCATACCATAAAACACACAAGCCATAAGAACATCTTCAAAAAATATCTCAGCAGTTTGTGGTCTAGCCACATACTCTAAGAAGAATTCATTTGACGGTGCGTCCTCCATATGAAACTTAGTGATACCATGCAAAGCTCCGTTAGAACCTCCACCTCCTACTGTTCCAGATATATCGTAACTGTCACAACCAAAAGCACCCATATGCTCGTTACCAGGGAATTTAGAACCATTCCTTACATCAACCCTGTTCTGCAAAGTACTGTTAGGTATCCATGATACTAAGAACCTTCCTCTGTCGTTTGGTGTCCATATAACCTCAGAATCAACTTTTCCATCTCTCCAATGAAATGATCCTTTTGTTAATACTCTATCTTTTATTAAGTTATCGTTGTAATCCATCTGTTGATAGATTTTAGTCAAGTTAAATATAGATGACTTGCTTTCATCTCTGAATGCGTGTGATTCTGTTCTAGGAAATTGTCTGTAGAATTCATTTAAAGCATCAGGATCGTTTTTAAGAGACTTTACTTCATTATTCCAGTAATCAACAGCTCCTTGCTTTATTTGTTCGTTATTAACGCCTAAAATAGGCTTATCAGGACTATCAAAGACAGGCATACCATATCTATCGATAAATCCTTCCATATTCCATTCCATAGGGATGAAAAGTGAATATAACCCGCTTTTAGTTTGACTATTTGCATTCCTTGTTCCAGGATCAGAGTCATAATACAAGTCCTTGAAGTTATTACCACCCTTCTCTAATGCGTTGGATGTTGACCCCATCAAACACTTACCAATAATCCTACTACCCAACCTTAAACAAGTTTTTGTTACACGCCAGTTATTTAGTATGTTGTTTGGTTTAATCCATTTACCACTCTCATCATGCACAAGTAGTAGTAGTTTCTCCCCATCATAACTGTTATCGTCAGTATTCTTCCAGTCAATTGTTGTGTCTAACCCTGCGATTTCATCTTCATCAGAGTCATACATATTCTTTTTAGTAATCTTAGATGCTGGAACCCTGTATGCTAATTCTGTTTTTGGTCTGTCCATACCATCCTGCACTGGCCTGAAGAAGAATGGGTAGTTACTAGATATAGGAACCACCTTGTCTGTAAACATTTTCTTTGCATCAGAACCTGTCTTTGATAACATTCCAACCCTTGAATCCTTAGCCAACGTAGCTGTGTTTACACACTCTGCTGAAGACATAAAAGAAAAACCAGAACGTCTTATTTTTAAGTAAACCATACCAAAACATCTGTTGTCAGCCTTACACGCTTCCCAATATAAAAAGAATATCCTGTTAGCTTCCCTGAAGTCAGGGTGCCCAACATCAATCTTGGTCCATTGTAAGTACATGTAATGCGTCCCTGTTATGTATGTAGGTATTCCGTTATTGTAGAACCAATAACCATCATCTCTCTTGTCGAACTCATACTCTATATAGTCAACCCACCTAGACTTAAAGTCTTTAGGAGCTTCGTTCCACTGAAAAATAGATTTAATTTTTTGTAATTGTTTAGGGTAGTCATGCGCTTCCCAGTACTGTTCAGATTTCTTAGAGTCTCTTCTGTAAACCTCCTTAGGGACTTGTGGTAAACCTATATTTATTCCATTGATATTTATAATATCACCCACCGTACCGTCCTTAGATATTACGACAACATCATACTTCTCATCATAACCATACTTGAACGTCTTGGCTTTGTTCTTTACCTTGAGCGCTTGGTTTGGTATAATAGATACTTTTTTATATAAATCTCTATTTTGCTCTTCTTTCTGCAAAGCTGTTCATGTCTTTTGTATTAGAACCTTCTTCTTCTATTAAAGACCTCTCTGACTCTATTCTGGATAGTATTTCGAAGGCATCAAATATAGCTAACTTCTTAGAAGCAGCAGCATTCTTTAACCTATCAGCAGCTATTTCAGGAGACAAGTCATCAAGATTCTTCTTGATTATATCCTCCTTAGCAACCTTAATAAGTTCCTTCACAGCCTTCTCAGCTGCTCTTATAATCTCTATCTTTATTTCTTTTGAGTTCATTAAAGCTTTATTGTTATCATCTTAGTAAACACTCGGTAAAGTTTCTCACCATCGATATCGAATTCATATTCACTATCTGGTTTAAAGGACACTAAGTCACCATTACCAACACCCATACTAAGTAATTTGTTGTTAGTGTATCTTACAGTACCTACTAGCGGTTGTTCTGTTCCACTGTAGTCTAAGTAATACTCTTCTTTAGGAATTGGCTTAACAAAACAAAATTCATCTTTAGCCATCCATTCTCCATTATGTTTGTACAAAAAATACTGGTAGTCATCTACTAGAAATAAGTCATCTTTTAAGTAGCTTTTACCACTCCTTTGCTTACCCTTCATGTCGTAGAAGTACTTAAAAACATTATGATGCACAATCAACGTGTCTCCTGGAGTTATATCTCCATCATAATCAATAGGTGTAGCCACAACTTCAGCATACCTGTTAGATACTGTATGATCTTCTTGAGAAGCGCTAGTTATAAAATCTATATCACCTATCTTCTTAATATTGTCGTAACGCCTCCCATCCTTTGGTTTTACTATAAAGTTAAATGGTGACCTCATATTAAAAATTTATGTTGTACTCAATAGATATCGGCATGTTTTCATTGAATTCTTTCCATAAGAGTATCTCCCCATTACCTTGAATCCATATCTTATATGACTTACTCCCAACAACCTCTTGAATGAGATATATGACGTATAAACCATTAAGTACAGACTGGTTATGGACATAATGCATAGAGCCCGACTTGTAATCAGGCCCTATGGATATCTTTCTTATTTCCAAAGTCTAAGCTTTTTCTTCTTCGATTTCTTTAATCGAGCCGTCTTCAATGCTAATGCTTACCTGACCGTACTCTTCTTCCAAAGTTTTCTGGAAGTCAGTTAGTTTAGCTTGAACCTCTTTGATTTGGTGATGCAAGTCGTGCTTCTGTAGTTCTAAGCCACCAATCTGTGACTGTCCTTGTTGGATTGCTCCTACTAATCCCTGTAACTCTTTTAACTGCTCTTCTGTAATTTTACTCATAATATTTGATTTAATTTAGTTTATTCTTCTGTAGACTCTTCTTCCTCAACAACAGCATCAACGATTTGCTTAGTAACTGTTGTAGGTGTAATCTTAGATTCTACTTGAGAGTCTAGTGAATCTGTAATAGAGTCCACTTGTTCTGTTCCCATTGCAGCCTTAGTCCATGCGATAACATCGTCATGAGTTAGGTCAGCGAATGCAGTGAAGTCTGTGATGTCTTCAGTACTTAATGTTTGTGTTCCGATAATAGTACAAGAAACTGCATTACCTGCAGAGTCTAATGTATCAGATACAGCTGTAACTTGGTAGTGTACATTGTACACCACATCTGTGTTGTCTCCAACAGTCGGGTATGTGTCTACCGTTCTGCAATTCCAATTGTAAGTATTCATACGATTTATTCTTCAGTTGTTTCTTCAGTTGCTGGGGCTGGTGTTTCCTCTGCTTGTAACCATTCTAGTTCAGTTACATCTTCTTGTGTAGGAGTAACTTTACCTTGGATACCTTTTAAGATAACCTCATCCATATGGTTTGTAGGATGGTTTGCTTGAGCCCACTCGATAACAGTAGCTTCTGTTAATGTTTCAATAGCTGAAAATGTTTCAGCATCTGGAGCAGGTACAGGGCAAGCTCCACTAAAAGTGTGAGACTCTCCTGATTCTGAGTCTGTTCCTGTGTAATCAAATCTAATGTGTGTAACTACATTAGACAGTCCGTCTAGTGTTGGTGCTTTTTTTAAAGCCGTAATTGTCCAATCGTAAGTAATATTCATTTTTAGTGTTTTATTTAGTTGCAAATATACAAAATATATATTTAGTTTTTTGGGTTAGCATCTTTCACTTCTTTGAGTGAAGTATAAAACGCTCCGCTTTTATCTAGTGTGCCATTATCGATGTCATGAAACAACTTATCAAGCTGTTCTGATAAATTAGGGTACGCTAACATTCTAGGCTCTACGTGAGCAGTCTCTAGTAAATGATTCTCGAAATCAGCTATCTCTTGATCCGACATAACAATTTCATTTCCTTTTACAACAGCTCCATTCTCGTATGAATAAAAGTACGATGAATCGTAATCCGCTACCTCTACTTTTATAAAATCATCATTGTCTTTGTAGAATCTATTTGCTTTTTTCTGGGCTAAGACAAAATCACCACTTGTGTTAAATATTAATACCATATTATTTATTTATAAATGAGTTACTCTTATATATCCATGTCCGCTACTAGTATGTGATCCAGCATTCTTTGTTATTCTAATAGTGTTGGCATCTACATAGCTAACACTCCAGAAACCAGCATTTAAAGAACTTTGATTTATAAGGGTTTGAACTAAAGTTATATTTGACTGTATTGTACTTCTTTGAAAATACGCTGCTTTAAACATGCACCCATAACTTGTTGAGTAATGCGTCCACCCTGCAAAAACTTCAAAGGGTTGACCTGATGCACCTATACTCTTTATATCAACGTCAAATGTTAAAGTGGAGTTTCCGTTAGCGGTAAAGCTCTCTCTGTATTCTTTTACACCGTCTATCTGCACCCTACCAGTTGTTTGTAAATCACCATCAGTAAATACATTGTTTTCTGCATAAACACCTCCTAGGATATCTAAATCTGAGTTGTGGAAAGTTGCTAGCGATCCATCATCGTCAATCTCTAAATAAGCACCGTTGTTGTCATCTGTATAATCACCTAGCTTATATACAAGGTCGTTAGGGTCTAAAAGTAATGATTCTGAGTTGTTTGCTGACAATATCAAAGGAACACTACCTTGAGCCGCTATAGAAACATCTATCTCACTACCTGAAAGAATACCTGCTGTTCCTACACCTTCCCATTTTATACTACCTCCTACATGCAACTTATTAGTCGGATCAGTTTCCCCTATACCTACATTACCATTAGTATTAATGGTCATTCGTACTGCAGTAGTGTCATTATTGTAAAATCTAAGTTTGTTGTCAGCTGAACTAAATTTTATAGCAGCAGCTTGCCCGTATCCAGCTTGCAAATCTCTAAATATTATACCTGACTCTGTTTCCGTATCATCAGATATAAATATATAAGGAGCACTACCTTGTACTTCTAGTTTCGCTTGAGGACTAGTCGTCCCGATACCTACGTTACCACTAGAGATACGCATTCTTTCAGAACCTCCTTCAGTGAACAGCATATCACCTCCTAATGAATCTACACCAATTTCAAAAGTAAGGTCATTATTTTGTCTTATCCAAGCATAATCGCTTCCAGCTATATCTCCGTTTGAAGCATCAAACCATATCCCAGCGCTTCCGCTACCAGTGCTTCTTAACGCTATTTGATGTGCTCCAGAGCTACTATCATAAATGTCAAGTTTATAGCTTGGACTAGTCGTTCCGATACCTACACTACCATTAAAAGCAGCAGAAATTAAACCCGCTGGGTTAACGTAATAATTAGTATCACCTATATCGTAGAACGCGTGAGATCTTATATCAGCTACATTTATTGTACTATTACCATTTACAATAAGTGGTTTATTGAAATAAAAATTAGGTGTATCTGTGTATATATGAGCATAACTACTATTAGCTGGACCAAACTCTATATATCCACTTGGTGTTGTGTGCTTTAATCCACCCCATCCGTTAACAGAACCACCTGATATATTATCCCAAGTATGTGAGTGTGCTGCAGTAGCGTATATACCTGCATGGTCACCCCAATCGTATGCCGTATTCCATTCTGTTGATGTTCCACCAGTTGCATTTATTACGTTAAAGTTAGAAGTAGCAGATGGATCTGAGTAGTAAGACGTGTTATTGCTATCGTAAGTTATAGGTGTATATGAGCTACCAGCGACTGATAAATCTTTAACAACGTGAAACTTACCTAGATGATCATAATAATGAGGCTCTCTTCTACCTGAAGGATAACCTCCCCATATCTCCATACCATACAAGTTAATAGATCTCCATGCGTGATCCCCAGTAGACCACGTAGGAGTAAATTCTATTCTTACAGTTTTATGGTGACCTGTAGAAGTTGTAATGGTCTCATGCCAAGGTATAGTGTCAAAAGGAAGGTACAAGTGACCAGGCCACGAACTAACTGTAGCGCTAGAGCTAGTATGTTGATGCCACGAGGCGTTAGATTGATTATACTTCCATACATGAACCTGCGTATTATGACTATTACTAGACCAATAAGCATACATAGCGTTAGCATAATGATAATTGTTTCCAACAAACTCTACTCTAAATTTATAAGCCCCGCTAGGTATTACAACGTTTGAGTTTTTTGTTCTTAAAAATCTACGTTTATCGTCATCAGAGTACGTGGTTATTTCTACCCAAGCGCTACTGCTCGTATCTTGCTTCCAAAAAGTTAAATCAGATAAATCATCGTAGTTGTTAGCTAAAGTGGTCTTAGGTACAAACTGATTATCAAACAAAGCCATTTCACTGACAGTAGGTGAACCTAGGTTGTTTCTAGGTATTCCTGAAGCTGCTTGAGTAAATGTGTTTCCTTGAATGTCTGCGTTTACGTCTAGATTACCTGAAAGAACACCACCTGTTAAAGGTAGGTAATTGTGTCCATGTGAAGCTAAAGCAAAAGCAGAAGCATGGTTACCGTCAACAGTATCAGCGTCTAGTCCAGAACCTGAACCGTCAGTTTCAGCTGTCCATACTTTATGACCTTTCCAATAAAGAACTCGGTCTGTTCTCATTTCTAAAAACCCTCCGTAATTACCACTAATATGAAACGCAATACCTGTTGTCGTGTTATTATAAGACTCAGTCCACAATGCAGCAGTAGTATAATTACCGTTGGTTTGTGATCTTCTGAATCTACCTTTAGTTGCTATAAGCTCGTTTAAGTTAGAAGTGCTTGCTCCGTCTATATAATAATTAGTATCATTAATATCATAATATATAGGCGCTTTTATGTTTACAGCATTCTGTATACTGTTATAAAAATAAAAGTTTTCTCTATCGGTCTCCATATGAAGATGCGAGCTATTCGCTGCACCTATTCTAAACCACCCATGCTGATTTTGACCTACAAATCTTTCGTTGTCACTTGCGTATAACACAGGGTAATTTTGATGCCCTGAATGTAATTTTAATTTATCTATTCTAAATCCCATATTATATAAGTCTTCTAAATTTAAAAGTGTATGTTGCCGCTGTAGATTCTATAGCGCTTGATTTTATCTGAAATTTTAAGTGAGTCCCCACTGAACTAGGTTGATGCAAAGTCCTAAAAGAAAATTCTTGATTTGGAGCATGTCCTGCCCTGTGCATGTGTATCTCATCCGCACTTGTATCATTCGTGCTACCGCTACCGAACCAAGACATCATGCCTGAGTATCTAACATCATAGCTACCATGAGTAGAGTTGTTTATATGGCACTGAACAGAATAAGTACCATTTGCTAAGTCATTATAGTTTATCCCAGTATCCATCCAGTCTGTTGTTGTAGGTGTAAGGCTTAAAGCAAAAGTTTTAACCTGGTCAACATCAGTACCTTCTGTCATTGTTAAACCTTGATGTTCAACATTGCCAGATACTGTTACACTAGAGGCTGTTACTAAGTTTAAGTTTGAAGTACTCGATGGGTTTACGAAATAACTAGTATCGTCACTATCGTAGAATATGGGTGCTCTAGAAGATCCTGGGGATAATGTATAAGAGTTATAAACATAAAACTCAGGATTATTGTCGCAGCGAAATTCTATCGGACTTGTGCCCGTTTGAGTTCTAACCGCCCACATACCATCACTGTCTAATAAACCGAATCCGCCGCCATCTGCATACAAGAAACCTTTCTGAGTGCCAGCTGCATTCCTAATTCTAATACCACCTGCGTTGGAGTCTCCGTATTTAAAGTTTAAATAGCTATCGTTACCATCATCGTAAAACCTAACGTTATCGTGGAAGTGTAATTGAGATACGTAATCAATTGTAGCATTGTTCATATCGATCGAGCCACCCATTTTAAGTCTATAACCACCTGATGTGTTAGCAGCTGTACCTATACCCAAATAGCTAATTTGAGAAGTGTTGTATATTGAGTTAGCTGTTGGATTTACATAATAATTGGTATCATTAGAATCGTAGAATATAGGTGCTCTTAATGATGTTGTAGCTTGAACATTACCACCTGTATCAACCGTTAATCTAGTGTTGTTATTTGTTATGAACTCCAAGTTATGGTTGGATTCCATACCAAACTTAGCAGAGTTTTGACCTGTATGAGCGTACCAAACACTTAACATATCGTCGGCATCTTGCCCAACTGTTATCTTGGCATGAACGTTATCTACTACATTTAACCTTGCTCCCCAATTCCCAGAATTAGGTTTATATTGCGAGCTATCACCTATTGTAACGTGTTGTCTAAATACACCAGAATAATCCGTGGCTGCTGGATTAACATAATAATTGGTGTTATCTGAGTCGTAAAAAATAGTTGCTCTAACTTGATTAGCATAAAGTATACCTGAGCTAGTCATATTAGCGTTATAAGTACCTGCTCCGTTACCAAACTTTACACCACCTGTACCTGCATAGAAGTTTAAATATATAGAACTTGTACTATCAGCAGCGTCTAAATGCAAGTTACCATCAGTTGTAACAACACTTGCCATCTCTGTACCGGTTGCTGTGTGCCCATTTCCACCGATTCTTAATGAAGACCCCCATGTAGTGTTTGGTCCAAAAGTAATGTGGTTACCGGCTCCTGTTGTTAAATTACCTGTAAAAGAATCATTAGCGTCACTTCTTAAAAACTGAGTGCTGTTTAAACCATCTAGCAGGTTTGCATTGCTTGAGTTAGCGTTAGACGTAACCCATGCTTGTGTAGCTACTGTGTCCCAGCTAGTTTGCCAGGTACCGCTTTGCTTGCTACGTATATATAACTTGTTGTTATGAAAATCATGAAAGTTTTGTGTAGCCCAATTACTTGAGTCCCAGTAGTTCGTTGTTAATAGTCCATCAGAAGCACCTGGAGGATCATCTGTCGCTCCGCTGACATCCCAAATAGTCACACTTGTTTCGTTAACTGTATCTGCGTTTGCGTTTAACCTTGAGAATTTTTTGACGTTACCACTAGTTGTTCCTGTTATAGTTGACTGAACCGTTAATCCGTTTAAGTTAGAAGTACTCGCAGGGTTTACGTAATAGCCAGTATTATTACTGTCGTAGAATATAGGCGCTCTAAAATCAGTAGCACTTTGCCCTGTTCCAGCTTGCCATGTTTTACCTGTGCCACCGTGGACCGTCCATTTAGTACTGTCACTACCAACAAAAACAAATTCATTAGGATTCGTACTATTACTCCATATATTTCCAGGTCCTCCAACTCCGTTTGTTCCGTATCTTGCGCCGCTATTACCAGCCCAAAAAAGACCCCAAGTGTTGCCAGCAGCAGTTACCATATAAGAATTATAATCCGAGCCTAGTTTAAAAGGAGTGTTGTTCTGTCCATCTCCTGACGTTGAAATTGTACCACTAAATATGGAAGAATTAACTACGTTAAAGTTTGAAGTACTAGAAGGGTTTACATAATAACCAGTGTTGTCTCTATCGTAAAAACTAGGAGCACGCATATCATTAGCTGCTTGTAAACTAGTATTAGAGTACATGTAGTTGCCTGTTTCATGGAAATGTACTCCTGCGTCATAGAACAGCCCTGTTCCATTCGCTGGGTGAATCCAGTTATTTACGTATAGATAACCATTACCAGCTGTTCTAAGCACTACGTTGGCTCCATTTTGGCCTGAGTTAAAACCGTCTAGCTTATCAGCGTCTAAGCCAGAACCTGATCCATCAACTGTTTTAATTGCTGTTAAAAGTTCTGTTGGTGTTGAATAAACGTTTGCTTCAGCATTAGAAGGAGCGTGCGCTGCTTGTGAATGTGTGTATGCTGTATTCCATTCTGTTGATGTTCCACCAGTTGCTGTTAAAACACCCGCAACATTTAATCCAGAATTTTCTAAAGTCATCTTGATGGTATGATTACCATCTGTCGCTGATTGACCCCATTTAAAAATAGGAACACTACTACCTATTAGATTGTATTGTTGATTCGCTGCTCCAAACAATCTATGCTCTTGAGAACCTGCTTGACCAAATAAGAAGTTGCTATTCATACCCCCATCTCCTTCATCTACTCGTAATTGGTATAATTTAGAGATACCTGCTGGATTAACATAATAATTGGTGTTATCTGAGTCGTAAAACCAACTCGCTCTAGCTTGGTTAGCGTAAAGTATACCCAAACTATTTATTTCTGCGTTAGTACCTGTTGCTCCATTACCGAACTTTACACCTCCTGTTCCTGTGTAGAAGTTTATGTAAGTAGCATAATTTCCAGCCGCTGCGTCTAAATGCAGGTTACCATCAGTAGTCATTATTTTAGACGTCTTATTAGCTGTGTAACCGTGAATCAAAAGTGTTCCTTGATCCGTTGTGTTACTTACACCAAGTTCTAACGCCTTAAATCTACTTGTATTTGCTGGGTTCACATAATAAACAGTGTTGTTGCTGTCGTAGAATAAAGTCGCTCTAGCGTCTCCATTTACTTCGAAATACCCACCGTAAGTTCTTGTTCTCCAAGTAGTACCGATTCTAACTTCATGCCTATCAGAATAGCCTAGTATAGAAGAAACAGGTGTTCCGCTAACCCCATTTGCCGCAAAAGCAATTACAGATACATTATTAGCTGGATTAAATAATCTTATGTTTTCATTGTAACCATTGTAGTTAGTACCATCGTTTATCCAAACAGAACCATTAGATATAGTACCTGTTGAGATTATATTATCAGCTTTCAAATCACCGTCAACTACATCGCTTCCAGAGTACTTTACTATTCTAACTCCTTTGTAGCTACCTTCAGCTCCATTAGAGTTTCTTTGCCCAAGCTCCATATACTGAGCATTGTCAGTTGTTCTTACAGGTAAATGGTAAGTAAAAGACTTAGTCCAATCATCACCGTCATTTCCTGATTGGAAAGTCCATTGCCCTACAGCGTTTCTTAACCAAGTATGGCCACTGTGCTCTACTACGTCAATGCTGTTTGTAGAATTGTGATATAGTATATCGTGGTTATGCGACGGTAGGGTCGTAATGTAGCTTGTACTATCAGTCACTACAGTATTCAAACTAGTCATCATTGAAGCATCGAGCATATGCCCACCTACTTCTATTTCATCTGTTGTATATTTTTTACCCATTTACCAAAAATTTGAAACTATATTAACCCACGTGTATGTTGTAGCACCTGTCTGCATACTCATATCTACGAAGCTTGTGTTTGATGTTGATCTATATCTAATTGTGCCTACATTTGCAGCGGAAGCAGGAGCTGTGTTGTTTGGCATCTGTGCATTAACCGCTGGAACTTTCCACTCTGTACCTGCAGAAACCTTTGTCAGTACTTCTCCATTAGAACCTAATGAATTTGTTGAATCATATAACTGATTCTGTAACCTCATGTTACCAGCTACGTGGAGTAGTTGAGATGGAGCAGTAGTTCCGATCCCGACTTTACCGTTAGGCACAGTAACATTACCAGATGCCTTAACGTTTAAAGATAGGCTGTTAGCAGTCGCTGCATTACCTACAGCTGTATCAGTGTTAGAAGCGTTTGTGATAGTTGTAACAAGGTGCCCATTATTATTGGTGTCTCTTAAAGTGTTAGATATTACTCTTGTTGCTTTAACATTACCGTTCACTTCTAACTTCTCACTAGGACTAGTCGTCCCAATCCCGACGTTGCCCATGCCGGAACCAGTTACACCTACAATTCGCATAGCTACATTAGCACCGTTATTAACAGTAAAATCTATTCCATTATAACCAAGTAATTCTACACCATCTCTATTAGCCGTTCCTATAGCTTTTGCTCTAATACCTGTATTTGTCGGGCCAAATCCATTCCTGAAACTGATCCCTGCATTGTTAGCAAAACCATCAACTGTTAATTTATTAAAAAAGTAGCCTGTTCCAGCGACACTTAATTTATATGTTCCAGTACTAGTCGTCCCTATACCGACGTTACCATCAGCGCTAATACGCATTCTTTCTGTAGGGGTATAATTAGCATCAGCAGTTACACCGCTTTGCGCGTAAAATCTAATAACACCTTGATCAAGTCTAATTGTTGTAGGAGCAGTAACATCTGACCTCCAACTACCACTGTTGTAATATCTACCTGTACCTATACCAGAGTTTTGACCTTCTATATTTTGAACATACAAGCCCATAGAAGAATTATAGTCTTCTATTTTTATACCTGGGAAATATGCGTCTGTTTTTGTTTTTACCGTTAATGGTTCTCCAGGACTAGTTGTCCCAATACCGACGTTGCCACTATCAACCAAAGACATCACGGTTTTTGAAGCGTCAGAATCATCAACTGCTTTTTCTGTTGTTTTAAAATCTACTCTAGTTCTGGGAAGATTACTTCCTGGATCTGCATAGTAAGATAATCCTACGGCAAAAGTAGAGCCTTTATTATCACTAGTAACAGCTCTGTGAAGTCTTAACATGTCCACACTTGCGTCATCAGTTCTTGAGGTCGCTGCTATGCCATATATATCTAAAGTCGAGTTATTGCTTAACGTACCGCTTGTAGCTTTAGGACCATCAGCTACAACTAATTTAACGCCAGGACTAGTCGTACCTATACCTACTTTACCGCCTTCTTTTATAGTTACATTTGTGCTGTTATTAGTTCCAAATATTAAACTCTCCGCTGCGTCAGCCTTTATCCAGTTTTTGTTATTTCCTGCGTTATCAAAAAATAAAGAAGCTGTACCTGTAGTTGCTTTGTTTAAAGTTAAACTAGGAGAACCTGTACCATCTCCAATTTCTAGCTCAGTTCCAGGGTTAGTCGTCCCGATACCTACGTTACCTGAAAAACTTGCGTCAAAATTAATTCTTATAGGGGTTGATTCTGAAGACGTGTTTCTATATAAATCAATTAAAGAATTATCCGCAATATTGATTCCATCAAAAAAAGATCTAAATGATAAAACATTGTTGTTTGAATCAAATCTAATACCTGCTCCATACCTATAAGTAAGTGGCCCAGAACTCGAATCGCCAAATATTATTTCAGAAGATTTAGCTAAAGAATTAGCGCCATATAACAAAATTCTCTGTGTACCAGCACCATTACCTACTTGTAATTGAGCTTCAGGACTAGTCGTACCTATACCTACTTTACCTCCAGATGTAATACGCATGTACTCAATAGCTGAATCATTACCGCTAAAAACTATAGGAGCACCGCTAGTGCTATGTTGAGCATCTATACGTAAATAATTTCCTGTGCTATCCCAAGATATGTTAGCGCTTGAATTATGCCAATCTCCAATTAATATAGTTGGATTAGATCCTTCTCCACCAGATATATTAACGCCATAGTATTCTCCAGTTCCTGCATTTACAGCAAAGTTGCCTACTACGTGAAGTTTCCTTAAAGGATCTGTAGCGTTAATACCTACATTCCCGTTTCCTAGAATAGTTACTTTACTATCGGATAAAGTAGCGTCTGCATTAGTAGTAGTGTTATTATTTAGAATATGAAGTTTTCCGGTTCCGTAGCTAGTTACTCTCTCTAATACAATACCTGCTTTTACAGCTCCATTTTGTGCAATATAACCTGATAGGCCTATACCTGTAAAATTACCTATTGCATTTGCTTTACCTGCTACTATTGGAAATTCATCTGTACCGTTTCCTTCTGCTGTAGTTGAGTAACTTGTTAACTTGTAGCTTGGACTAATCGTCCCGATCCCGACGTTGCCACTTCCATCTATATTTATGTTAGCAGTAGAAACACCTTGTGTTCTACCAAAAGACCCCTTACCACCTTCTGCTGAAATGTAAACACCAGTGTCATTATCAGCTACAAGTAAGCTTGCTCTATTGACTCTGGCTTTTACGTATAAACCAACTTCTGCTCCACCTTCTTGAAAAATAGATGTTGTACCTGTTAGTCCTGATGTGTTTTCCCCTACCTGCAACTTAGCACCAGGAGTAGTCGTACCAATACCGACGTTACCGTTATTGTTTGCATAATATACCGTATCTAATACATTGTTTTGCCAATGCATTGCTTGTCCTGAAAATATCTGTTTAAACACAGCATTACCAGTTCTTGTGTATGATATTGTAAAGTCATCACCTGAATCTGAAGCAAATTGAAAATCTCCTCCTTGAGGCTGTGAGTTAGCGCCTAGTCTGAAGTCAATTGTGCTTGGAGATTGTATTTCTGTTTTACTACCTGTGTATCTTATGTAATGGTCGTTATCACCATTTTTATACAAATATTGATTTAATCCAATATTACCGTCTACATCTAACTTATGATCAGGAGTAGTCGTACCGATACCTACGTTACCTCCGTTGAACCAAGAATTACCTTCTGTATTAAAGAATATTTTGTCAACACCCCCAGCTAACATAATCATCTTACTAGCATTCGTAGTGCTGCTAGAATACATGTTAACCATATTTGAGCTACCTTGGTTCCATAGGAAACCATTGTTGGCGGTTTGATTTTCTGTAGTTATTTTTATTCCATCTCCGTTGCTAGAATTTTGTAGGCTTAAAGCAAATTCTCCAGCAGAACCCACTACGTGCAATTTAGTACCAGGACTAGTTGTCCCGATACCTACTTTACCGTCTCTGGTTATTCTTAGTAAGGAAGTAGTGAACCTTGTAAAATCATAAGCAGGCTTATTTGCTGTAGTTCCAAAATCAGAATTATTATCTTCTCTTACGCTAAAGGTCATTCCAGGGGCTGTAGAAGTATCAGGTTGTCCTGTAATAAATTGGAGTGGAGCTTGTCCTGTGCCTGTTGTTCTTGAGCCAATTGTTGGTGCTTTGCCGAATGATGTATTATTACCTAGTGCTATTTGACCATTAGCTAAACCGGCTAGATTAAATGAAGTCTCACTAGGTTGAACTACAAATGTAGCACTAGGACTAGTTGTCCCGATACCTACGTTCTTAGATGTATCTATAAAAATAGCATTACCTCCGTTTTGCATGATCTGCATAGAGGTGTTATTATAAGTACCTATATAGCCAGTTGCTCCACCTGCCACCATTCTTATATCACCGCCTCCAG